TTCCCACTCGCCCGGCTCGGCGATGGCAGAGCGGAACCACTCGGGCAGTGGGGCCCCATCCTCGTCAGCGCCTTGTGCTGCGATGTTGGCAGCGGTGCTGGCGTCGGCAGTACGCATCATCTTCTCGATGGTCGCGGCCGCGCTGCCTTGCATGGTACTGGAGATCCCCGACAGCGATGCCTGTTCGGTGGCCTTGTGGCTCTCACGCAACACCATAGCCTGCGGGTGGATCACGATCTCGGCCTCTTTGAGGTAGCCGAACGACAGCGCAAGGTCGATCTCTTCCTGCAGACGTTCGAGGCTGAACACCGAGCCCGGCCCGATCAGTACATACTTGAGACCCGGCGACACGATGCCATTCGGCAGCACCTTGAAGATCATCTTGTTGCCACGGCTGTCGATGTAGGTATGCCCTGCGTTCGGCATGTTGCAATTCACCACCACATCGGGGCTGTTCTGCTCGGCCCAGTAGCCGGTGATCAGACCTTTACCGGTGGAACCGAACTGCATGTCTACTACCATGGTGACGTTCTTGTTCATCTTACATATCCTCGTGTTGGTCGTTGTCTTGCGTGGCGATATTAGATTGGATGGCCATTTCTTCGCGTGCGACTTTGGCCAGTTCTTTCAGCGTTGGTACAGTAAGGGTGCGAACCCGGCCAGTGCCACGACGGGCCCTGATACCATCGTCGAACCCAAGAGCCTTGATCTTCGGATAGAACACGTTGGTGGACACCACCGGGGCCTTCGGCTTGTATTTGCGGGTCCAGTCAGCATATGCCTCCCACAGAGCAGCCTTGTCGACGAGACGGGGCCACGCGATGTCCTCCGCCATTGGGTCCTTATCTTTGTCCTCCGCCATTTCGTCGACGCCGAGGCGCCCGGTGTCGAGGATGTAGGCGATCCAGCCCGGCAAAGAGTCGTAGACACTATGGACCTGCATCATGGCGCGCTGCTTGAGCAATTCGTCGGTGACAGGGGCGAAACGCAGGTTTTTGGTAATAACCCGCTCAAGTAGCTCGTGAAGCATAGCCTCGTAGCCGCCGTTCTGCATCTGCTTGCCCAGCGCCCCGAAGTATTCCTGCTCGTTGGCCACTGCCGAATCCACTTGTAGGATGAACCAACGGCGTGAGTCAGGCCCGGCCGCGACCTTCCAGTCGTTGTTGGTGGCCATCATCAGGTGGACGAACTGATCAACCTTCTCTTTGGCTCCGAATTTGGCTTCACGGGTGGCCTTTTTCTCGGTGACCAGAGCCTTGAGCATCTGCGCGGTTTCGTTGTTGCCCGCGTAGATCACCTCGTCGGCAAACACGAAGACCGAGTCCATCAACATGTCGTTGAAGTTGGACGTCAGGTGCTTGGAGTTAGCGAAAATCGCCGCGTGGGTGCCGAAAATGTGGGCAATGGCATTGGCCAGTGTACCCTTACCGGCACCCTCCTTGCCGCCCAAGATAACAGCGCAGCCTTTGGGGTTATGCGGCTCTTGGAACATATCCGCCATCCAGTCCATCAGCCACTCGAAGTGCTCGCGGTTGCCGCAGCACAGGCTGTTTAGGATGTGGTTTTTCATCAAGCTCCAATCGCCCGGCTCTGGTTGAACCGCAAAGCCTGCCCACGTATTGAGGAAGCGATAACCGAACTGGTCCTCGACTACCTTTGGCTTGCCCGGATGCATGAGCATACCGTCGAAAGTGCGGCGGCTGGGACTGCCCAGCCAGATATCGACCTTGCGTACCGGCTTCATGTTGCCCTTGCCATCATCTACTAGGATGATGTCGTTCTGCTTGAACGTCCGGAAGGCGTCGATAGCGTAAGTCTTGTAGCGGATCTGGATAGAGTCCGGCACCTGCTCTTTGCGGATGATCTTGACGTTCTCACCAACCAACGTCAGAGCATAGCGGCGGTTGTATTCGTCCAGCCAGTCCATAGCGTGGCCGTCTTCGGTTCCGCCGTGCTCAGGATCAACCTTGCTTGGCTCGCCGAAAGTCTGGACGTAATACATCAGGGTTGCCATGCGCACCGGACCATGTGCACTAAAGCCCGGCCAGCGTTCGTGGCATTCACCCGGCTGATAGCGACTGCCGCGCTGCGACCACAGGTCCCACATGTCAAGGGCGTCACGCCCTTGGTGTTGGGAGTGGATCGCTTGGCCGACCTTAACCCACTGGGTGTAATCGAGGTCATCTGGGTTCAGGGCGTCGAGCAGTGTCTGCACCCGTTCGAGGGTGATCTGCTGCTCGATGTCTGCCTCAGCTACGTTTTCGTTGCCTCGGCCCGACCCTTTAGCGGATGGCTTCGCCTTCCACGATACGCCCATCGACTCGACCAGCCATTGAGGCGCGTCCAGCAGATCGCCACCCGCTTCCCAAGTGTAGCGCTGACCATTGATCTCGGACGGCCAAACGGCGATGTGACTGGAGATCTTGCCTTCGTGGCCGCCTCTGGTGTCGATTGCGAGCCCCAAACGATTCTGGCTCGGCACCAGATTAGGCTGCCACGCGGTCAGCAGATGGATGCCACCACTCGGAGTGCGACTGACCGGGCCTTCCAGTTCACCGTTCTCGTCGACAATCTGCGCCCAAGCGGCCGGGCCCCAAACCGCATCGCCGTACTTGTCTTCGTACTTGGTGTCAACATCAACCGCGAATACCCCGCCCTTGCCGTGGTAATCGCCGCAGCCGATAGCGATATTGCCGCCGCGATACGGACCGGTTTCCGGGTCGAACCACTGCTTGACTTTGGCCACGCGGGCAGAGCAGCGGCCGGTATATAGGGTCTTGTCGTTTGCCTTCTTTTCATTGATGTTCAGGGGAATAACCGGCATCCCCTGACTTGCGTAGTAGAGAGCGGCCTGCAGGACCTTCTCGTTGCGATCTTCAATCGCATCGATCTCTCTGATTTTTTCGAGGTCGATTCTCACTTTTTGTCCTTCGGTCTGATGGCGTCCCACCAATGCGCCCCGAAGCCGTTCAAGTCCAGCAACAGCGGGACTCGCGACGGTAGCGCCCTAGCTACTTCCTGCATGGCCTTGTATGCGGTCATTGGGTCATCCACGCTCGCGTCAAACGAGTCGTGGGTATTCAAAATGAGAGATCCACCGAGTTCGGCCAGCGGCTCTTCGGTGCCGATCCACATCGACTTGTTGAAGTCGGCAGAGGTCGATTGAATCAGCAGACCAGACTGCTTGTAAGACTTGTAGCCCCGGATACAACGCAGGCGTCGGCCCGTGAAAGTCTTGATATAGCCACGAGACTCACTGATCGACTTGGCGCGGTCGGCCAGCACTTTAACGCCCGGCACGTTGCGGTGGTATTCGTCGATCATGGCAATGGCCTGAGGGCCCGCCTTCTTGTAGCGGACGGTCTTTTCCACGCCGTATTCGATGGTGTCGAACTCTTCCCACTCCCACGGCATGCCGACTTCCTCGGCAATAGCGCCCTTGCCCGAGTTGAAGATCATCGCAAGGTTCAACTGTTTGGCGTTCGCCTGACCGGCCCGGACCGGGTTGCGAGGCACGCCCATCAGGTCGGCTACATACTGGTGGAAGTCGGTTTTTGGGTTGGCCTTGTAGATCTCCAACAGAGCCGGGTTGTAGAGCGACACGAGGTGGGCGAAAACCCGTACCTCAAATGAGTTCATGTCCGTCGACAGCCATGTCTGGCCGTGCTCGGGCAAGAAACATTCCTTGACGATCTCGGCGATCTTCTTGTTGCGGTTCGGGATCTGCTGGAGGGCTGGTTCTTGATAACTGAGCCGCCCGGTGCTGGTGCCCCCATCCTCGCCTTTGGATTGGTTGATCGTTGGATAGACTCGGTCACCCACCATATGCCCGAGAATATGCCCGGCGAGGAAGGTGTCACGCGTCTTGATGGCGGACCGCAGTTCAACGATGTCCTTCGCCAAGGGGTCGGTCATCGCGTGCAAGACTTTGGCATCCAGCGACGGACCACCGCTTTTGGCCGTCGCCAACGGGGCGCCAGTGCGGCCGCTGATCCATGTGCCATTGGGCTGCTGCACCGGGTCGAATAGCTTTTTGACCTGCGGCGCCGAGTTCACGTTGAACCCCGGAATGCCGATCTTGTGCTCAAACGCCGCTTGCTGCTCGTTGATCACCATAGTGAGCTTGTCGATAGCCCGCTCAGCCGTCGCCGCGCAGACCCTGACGCCCGCCATCGCCCGGCGAGCCAGTACCGGGAAGGCACGGCGCTCAAATGCGATGATATCGTGTAGACCCTGCTTGTTGATCTCTTCTTCCTGCCAGAGCCACAGACGCAGGGCTAGCAGGGCATCTTTGTCTTGGTAGCGGCGCAGCAATTCGCGTGGTGCTCGCTGCAGGTTAAGGATCTGCGCTGCCTTGGTTGGCTTGCCGCCGAACATGTCGGCCAACTCTTGCCAAGGGTCTTCCTTCTTCTCGCCGAGATACTTCCAGCCGAGGTCGTCGAGGCTGTAGCTGCCTGCCTTGCCACGAGTCCACGGGAACACGGTACCTTCGTGTTCGTTGATCTGACATGCACGAATAACAGTACAGTCGGCCTTATCCAACGGCATGATCAGGCCAGCCGACTTGAGCATCTTGCAGTCGAACTGGGCGTTATGGAAGACGAAAGTACCCTGATAGCGGTTGAAATCCCGCTGCAGGGCCGGGATCAGATGGCGGTCAGTCCGCAGGTCCACAAAGAAGGTGTCACCGGTCGGGGCGGCGAAGGATATCGAGTAGGCGCGGTCGCGTGGGTATACGAGGCCGGTGGTCTCGGTATCGGACCCTAGTTGGGGGAATTTAAGGAGTTGTGACAGGTCCATCAGACTTCGTGCTCCTTGCGATGGCACTTGGCGCACATCCACTCGACATCAAGCGGCTTAGTGTAGTCGTGGTGGTGACCGAGAATTCGGGTCTCCCGGTCGCAGCGTGGGCATTGTTTAGGTTTCATGATTCTGCCATCCCTAACTGCGTTATTAAGGGCGACATGAGCCGCCCTCTTTTCCGGATTCCTTTCGATCCACGCCTTCTTCGTGTGGTTAAACTGGCCCGCTCTCTGCTTGGCCTTCACGATCTCAGTGCGCTTCTCGTAGGACTCTTGACTGCGACAATCTTTGTCGGCCATCTTCAGAAGGGTATGTCATCGTCAAATGAGTCGAAGTCTTGGGCCGGTTGCGGCTGGCCGGGGCGCTGTGGGGCGCCTGCCATGTCACCACGAGAATCACGGGCCTGCTGGCGATGGTCGTTGATCTTCGCGGCGTTTTGCGTCAGGAAATCGTCCTGATCGCGGCTACGGCCGCTGGATTGTTGGGGCTGGTCGTCCTTGCGGGTGAACGCCAAAGACAAGAACTTGCCCTTGCGGCCGTCCTTGATCCAAGCTGACACCCAAAACTCTTCGTTGTTCTCGTTGGTGTACGAGCCGCGATAGTCGGGATGATTGGGCTTGGTCTTGTTCTCGTTTTTGAACAGGGCGCCGCTGTTGCGGTTGTCGTATTGTTGGTTGCTCATGATCTCTCCGGCGACTGGAGGTTAGGGGAGAGGGACCCCGAAGGGTCCCGGTTGGCTTACATATCGTTCGGATCGTGACGCTCGGCAGTCGGGCGGTCGTCCTGACGGGATACGTCGCGGGCGCCGGACTTCACCGCCTCGTAGACGGTTTCACCACGGTCGTAGATCTCTTTCGGCACGAAGCCCAGCGGGGTGACCGACCAGTTGTAGAACTCGCCCTTCTCGCTGCGGTCAGCCACGGCAGACAGCTTGTACGCACGGCAGAAGCGATCACCACCGGCCTGCTGGATGGTGGTGTTCCACTTGCGGGAAGGTTTCAGCTGCGACTTGGACATCGAAATCACGACATCCTGCAGCTTCGGATTCTCGGCGGTATGGCCGGGGCAGACCATGACGCAGAAGTGTTGGTGGGTGTAGTTGACATCCCACGCGGCCGGGTTTTCCTGCTGCTGGATGAACTCCTGCGCTGCCGCCTCGGTGTCGAATGCGCCACCAAAGCCACCGCCCTGATCGCGGTCCTTCCACACGGTGTATTCAGCGCGGAAGAAGGCCGGTACTACGATCACACTGCCGTTGGAGTAAAGCTCACCGGTAGCAGTGTTGAAGATCATGCCCTCGGTGGCGCCCTCGATATATTCAGCCTTATCGCGCTTACGCTGGGGCGACAGGTCTTGGATGATCGAGAGTCGCGGCAGAGACAGGTCGTTGGTGGTGACCCCCTCGCTACCACGCGAAGAGTCTTGCACCCAATCCGGGCGGTCGCCGCCGAACAGTGCCAGTTCTTGGTTCTCGTCTTTTGCCGCTACTTGGTTCTTGGCCATGCTATTCTACTCTCTAAGGTCTATGTTTCGGCATCCGCCGTGGTTTGTTGCTCGGTAGGTCAGCCTTTGGTTACGCTGGCCTTGTAGAAAGGTGTGAAGTTGACGAACTGCTGGATCTTATCAAATTCGGTTTGCTCTGGCTCGGCGCCTTCGAGCGCCGCTTCGAGATCGACCTCACCAACCTGCTCGGTTGCCTCGGCAGCCATGCCCTTGACGAGCGACTTGAGCGTGCTGGGGTTGATATCTTCTTTGACCAGTTCGGCCAACTCAGGGTCCTGCTTGAGGAAGCTGATCAGGTCCTCCTTGCGCCCCGGAATTACAGTGCACCACGCATCGAGGGAGATACCCAAACGGCCGATGCCTTTGAGGCGGATCGAGGTCTGTTCGTCTTTGAGCATGCGCTCAGGGACTACGCGCTGAGAGATCACCTCGAATTCAGCCTTGCGGGCCTTCATGGTGGTCTCGGCCTCGCTGGCCTCTTTCTTGAGTTCGACCATGCGACGGGCGAGGTCGGCGTACGACATTTCTGCGTACTGCTCGTACCATTGCTGCTTGAGATCTTTGGGTTCTTGCGGGTCGAGGTCGTCGACTTCGAGGGCATCCTGATTAGGCTGGCCCGGCTGTGCTGGTTGGTTCATTGAAGCCTCGGCGATTGAGGTTGGAGTACCCCGACGTTATCCGCCGGGAGAATGACCAGTATACCACGACTCGACCTCCGTGTCAAGTCCGATTTACCGCTAGAGCAGCTTAGAAGCCGCGTCGTGACGGGCCTTGAGCCGCTGGATCTTTTTCAGCAGGTTAAACACGCCGCGCTCGTTTCGGTTGTGTTTACGATCGATCCAAGTACCAGTGCCGGGCCAGAAGTCGATCACGCGGTCTTTGAGGCGAATGACCAGATGTCTGCCGCCGTCCTTCGATTCGAATTCGACCTTGTTTAACTTGAGGATCTCGGCCGACGACACGCGATTCTTTTCGCGGCGTTCGCGGGATTCTTGGTCAAAGCCGACCTGTGCTGCTCTGTTGAAGTCTCTCACTCGTAACCCTCCATATCCGCGTCACGGTCTTGGCCGCGCTGCATCGATGCCTTAACGTATTCCGACAAGTCTTGCTTGAGCGCCAGCGCTCTTGTGATCATCCGGTCTTCTTTGACCATGGCTTCGAAGTCCACGTAAACGCAGTGGTTGGTCTGACCGGTCCGATGGTTGCGGTTCTCCATCTGAATTCGATCCTCGGCCGAGAATGTGTTGGAGTAATTCAGCGCGGTGGTGGCGGCGGTCAGGGTGAGACCGATACCGGCCACGGCTTGGTTGCCCACGAAGAACAGGCATTTCGGGTCGTTCTGCAGACGCCACACCGCTTGCTTGCGCAGTTCTTCGTCCTTGACTTCACCGTCGAAGCGAACCACCGATTCAGGTCCGTATTTCTCAGACAGCGCCGCGCAAATGCGATCGCGCTCGGGAGTGAATCGGGCCCATACGAGATACTTATGGCCCTCGGCCCCGTTCTCGATGTAGTCCAGCATCGCTTCGAGTTTGGGGATCTTGCCTTGGAGCGGGATGGTCTTGTATTTGCCCGACTCCTCGTCCCACATCGGGATGCTGCCACCCACGATCTGCTGGATGCGAGTCATGCGCTCAAGGGCCATTTCGACATACAACTCGGTGCCGAGGTTCTCAAGAACCAAAGTACCCTCGTCTTTAAGCTGACGGATGTAGCCGCGCTGCTCGTCAGATAGTTGAACGGGGATCTTCTGATAGATCTTGTGCGGGATGTCGACGCAATCCTGCAGTCGGACCATCTGTGCATAAGGCTTGATGCGGTTGATCAGATCATCGATATTGTGGTGGCCGATGATCTGGCGATTTTCGAAGCCACCGATGATGCAGTATCTGGCCTTGAACGCGGCCCATTTGGTAATGCCGATGATCTCGGGGTTCAGGAAACGGAATTGGGCGAACAGGTCATGCGGCCCCTGCAACACCGGGGTGCCGGTCAAGATCAGGCGGTACCACGCACTCCAAGCAATGTTGGTGGCGTTCTTGGTGCGGATCGAGGCGGGGTTTTTGATCCGGCTGGACTCGTCGCACACCACCATAGCACGACGGCCTTTGAGGTAGGCCATGATCTTGTTATAAGTGCCGCCCTGCGACAGCGACTCAATAGCGATCACCACCACTTCGAGGGTGTCTTGGTTGGGGCGTTTTAGGGCATCTTTGGTCTTAGGCAGCTTGACCTCGACCTGCGTGTCGGGGGCCCATTTGGCGAATTCGGCTGGCCACACTTGCTTGATGGAGTTGGGGCAGATCACGATCACCAAGTCTAGCTGGCCCATCCGGAAACGAGTCTTGGCCACGTGCACCACACCGTAGGTCTTGCCTGCGCCGGGCTCCCATAGGAAAGCAAATTCGTTCTTTTCTAGGGCGCGCTCGACACCGAAGACTTGATGCGCACCGGGGGTGCCAATCCAATTGATCGGGAAGTTAGACACTGGTAGGTTCATCGGGGATCTCCTGAGATTTACGGGCGTCGTAGGCGCGGACGCGGGCAATGATCTTGCGCAGGGAATCGACACTCAGGTCGTGCCCGCACCACTCATCTTCGCGTGAGTGTTCGTAGATCTCATCGATCAAGTCATCATCCATATTTATCGGACTCCGAATAAGAGTGAGGCCACCGGTTAGGGTGGCCTCAAGGGGTGAGGATCGGTCACTGGCCAGCTAGCCCGTGTTCGCCACCGATCCTCAGGAAGCCCCGTGGAGGGGGCATGCCAACAGTCGGTTACTTCGGTTGTTGCGGGGCGCCCGGACCTTTGGCCTGAGGCGCGGCAGCGGCAGGCTTGGCTGCGGCCGGGGCAGCGGCAGGCTTGGTGTCAGCAGGCTTGGTCTTGGCGGCGTCAGCAGCTTCCTGCTTGGCCTTGGCAGCGGCTTCACGGGCAGCCTTGTCGTCAGCCTTCTGTTTGTCCTTGGCGGCCTTTGCGTCAGCCTTGGCCTTCTCTTTGGCCGCCTTGGCTTCGTCGCGGGCCTTCTGCTCTTCGGCCATGCGGTCGTCGATCACCTTGCGGAATTCCGGCAGTTCTTTGGCGAACGCCTCGGCCACGCGGGCCTTTTTGGCCTCGTCCTTGGTCTGCTGGGCGCCACGGATCAGGTTGCCCAGGAACATGCGCTGCTGGCCGAGATTCTTATCGCCGTACTTGGCACGCAGGTCGGATTCCGGGGTCGCAACTACCTTGGACACGAAGCCGTAAGCCTCGTCCAGAGTGGCGCCCAGCAGGGCCAGCGAAACTTCGTCACCGCAGATCTTGGTGGACGAACCACCGGGGGTCTTGGCGGTCTGGTAGGCCGAAACGTTCGGACGGATGCGGGTACCGGAATCGGTGGCCGGGGCAGCGGGTGCGGCATCGGAAGCCGGGGTGGCAGCACCGCCCGCAGGCGAGCCGGTTTCGGCGGCGGACATCAGGGTCATATGAGCAAGGGCGGTGCCGAGCAGGATGCGTTTCATGCTAAATTCTCCGGGGCTGGTCTTGAAAGCTGTGGGGCCGTCTGGCCCCGAGATTGTCATTGTACCACGCGGGGCTGGCGGGATCAACCGAGCGAGGTGTCGGGCGGACTATCGGACGGTCGGCCCACCGTGCTAGTCGTGAGTTTCCGCTGCCATGCGCTCTCGGCCAACGTGTTCCACGCCGCGATTGCTTCGGGGCGGCTCGGTTTGGCGCCCATCATGCGGCAGCAGAAGATCATCGTCAGGCCAGTGAGGCCGTAACAGCTCTCGCTGGGTCGACCGCCGCACTTCGGGCACTTATAGGTCAGACGATACTTCATTGCGGCAGCCACCCAGCGACTGACGCCACAAACAAGCCCCAACCGAGCAGGGACAGGGCCATGTAGTTCATTCGGCTAAAGCGCAGCTGTCCATTCTGTTCGCGCAATTTGGCGTTGCGGCGGCCGAACTCGATGCACTGCTCACGGGTGAACTCTTTCTCGGACATATTAACCTCGATGGGCGCGATCAGAAATTGTGGGTTGTGCCACCCTACCGAGGACATAGTCGGGGCGGCGAGATTCTTGAGGGCAGACAGCCACTAGGCGCCACCCTTCGTTCAGATGTGTTTGCAGAGCGTCGGTGCAGCAGTCCTCGCACAGCATCAGTTCGTTGAACGAGTGCAACACCGGGCCAGACATGGGCGATTGGGTCTTTGCGTTCCACCCGGCATCGGCCTCTAGGCCATCATCACAGGCAATCACGTGCTGCGCTTCTAGTCGGGCAGCGGCCACCTGCATACGGGTCAGGACTAGATCGAGATCGGCCACGCGGGCAGTGATCTTGTCGGCGATCTGGCTGTCGATATTGATGACGGCTACCTTTTCCATTGAGTGGATGTAGGGCTCGCCCTCTTCGCGCTTCCAGCCCACACCCATCGTCCCGACAGCGTGGGCCAGCTGGTCCGGGGTTAACAGTAGATCAGTATAGCCGTGCTTGTAGTCCGGCACCTCGACCAGATCGCCCATGTACTCGATGACTTTGGGGTGGATATCTTCGGGGGCGCAGATCGTGATTTTGGTGATGATCATGCTATTCCCTCCAGTGCTTAATCAGACGGCAGAGGAAGCCCTTGTAGTCAGGATCGGCCATACACTCATCAGTCTCTTTAACGTAGACGTCATAAGTGCCGTTAGTAACTGCGGCGGGCGCCACCTCGCTCTGGTTCAAGGCAGCGAGCAGCAACAGCTCTTGATCTTCGACGTAACGGCCGATCGGTGCATCGAACGTGGATTTGAAGCCATAGGCCCATTTGCCGCTTGGCTTGAACAGGTCTACTTGAACGGTCACTTTGTTGGTCATGGTGGTTCTCCGGCGACAGGAGGGGGCCCGTAGGCCCCGGTTTGGTCACATTGCCTTGTCGGACTCGATCACTTCCTGCAGGATCTTCTCTGCCTTCTGCAGGGTGTAGATCAGGCGGTCATAGTTGTGGGTCGAGTTCGGGATGCTGGGGGCGTAGTGCTCGTACAGCACATCTACCACACCCGCCGCTGGCAGGTAGGCCGGCACTGGGTCGAGGCCGAACACCAACCATGCCCACTCTTCGACCTTGCAGCCATCGTATGGCAGGCGGTCCGGGTCGAGGTGGTTCAGGCGCTCCATCAGCGTCATGGCGAGGATCTTGGGTACCATGCTGGCCGGGGTGATGCGGGGTGGGGCAGCCGGGGCAGCTGGGCCCTTAGCCTGAGCAGGCGCAGCGGGTGCTGGGGTGGCCTTCGGAGGCTCTTCGGGGCCGCTCTCGTGCGCGCGCTCCTCGTCGGTGGCCCGAAGGTCGTCCAGCATGGTCCCGCCTTCGGGAGACGCATCGTCGGGGCTCTCCGGGGCATTCTCGGCGCGGGACATGCCGCGGATCTCGTCACGGGTCGGCTGTACGCCCTGTTCGAGCAGCCCGGCGACCTCACCCAGCACATTGTCCGGCGCGGTCAGAAGTTCCTTGAGGTTCGACAGTGGCAGCTTGGCCACCATTTCGCCAGTGATGCGGCCATCGCCGACTTGCTTGGCGAGGTTCATCAGCTTGTTGGCTGTCGATTTGTTGGTGATCGGGGTATTCTGTGCACGCCACTGGCCGAATTGCTGGTCGCCGGGGATGTGCACGCGGGCCTCGTTCAGCAGGCGGCCGATCTGGATCTGCATTTTCACGTGATTGCGCAGACCTTGGTCGAAAGCTTCGTTGATCTCGCTGGAGATCCGGCCCAGCTGGGCGATGCCGTCAGCGTTCACGCCGTGGTTCCACTTGGAGCCGTCCTGCGTACTATCCAGCGGTTGCAGGCTGCCTGCCGGTGCTGCGCCCAGTTCGGTCTTGTAGCCGTCTTTGTAGCTCATACTGCCTCCTGTTGGTCTAGGGTGGCCATTCTATCATACGACCTGTATCGGCGCAAGATATAACGCGTCTTCTAGCCCGTGGTCATCGATTAGTTGCTTGGCGGTGGACATTAGGATGTCGAGTTCGGTGGAGCGAAGTTTGGCCTTGGCCAAAAGGTAGTTTGTCAGAGAGATCGCCGCATCCCGTGGGTTGCGGAAAACGTTATGTTCTTCGAGGTAGACCATCTTACCATGTTCAGTTCGGAAAGCCTTGAAACGGTCCATATCGTTGAAGTTGTTGGCACGCTCCATGCGCTCAATCCGGGCCTGCTCCCGGTTGGCGCGCCAATACCCATCGATCATGCGGCCTCCCAGTGGGCTGCGCAATGCTCGCCCTCGAACTGCGAAATCATCACGTAGCGGCCGTGATGCTTCCCTAGTCGGAAATAATTCGTGGCCGGGGAAGATTTGAACATACTGATCTTAGTGCCGTGCCATGGGCCGCCCTCGCACAAGCAGCTGAACGGCTTCTCAGGGATCGGCTTCTGCCGGTAGTTAAACCCTACCGGGCTCTTCGGCAAGCGCGGTGCTTTGGGCGGCATGGCGGGGTTCTTTCGTAGCGGCTGATTCTTGGCCATCAATATTCTCCCCATGGTTGGCGGGCCCAGCCTTCAAACCGGGCCTTGGTTGTGTTGATGACAGCGTGATCGGTGTTTGTGGCCACGACCTTGCCGTCATTGCGGACTAGCTGAAAGAGTTCGTGGTAGTAGCCCCTTCTGTGTCGCACGCGACTCTGAGCGATGCGGTACGCCCACGCAGCCCTCACAACGGGCCGACCTCATAGTGGAAAGTACCGTCGCCCAAAGGCGTCGAGCGCGACCACACCGGCAAACCCTGCCTTTTCATGGACAAACGCCAGAACTCGGCCTCGGCTGCGTTGGTGGTGCAGTAGGCCAGCCCGGTCTTGGCCGGGTGTGCTTTGGGGCGCGGCCATGCCCTCTGGCTAGTCCAGTCGTGTAATGCGACAGAGGCCACACTGTAGTTGGTCAGGGCCATCAGCGGATGGGCGATGCCGTCGTGCAAGATTGCCCACAGCCAATTCTCCTTCTCGTTAGCGCATGCCTTGCGTGGGTCAGTACGCATAGACTTGCCCCTTGCCCCGGCACGTTTTGCAATTACCCGCATCCGGGAACTGGGCGGCTCCGCTACCGTTGCATGGTTCACATGGATGTTTGCGCCCCGGCAGCGCGTCTTTCATCAGGCCGATAGCCTTTTCGAGGGCGCCGTGCTGGGCCTGCATGAGATCACGCTTGATCTGGCACATGTTGCGAGTGCTGGGCGCAGTGCGCAGGCTCATGATCTTGCTGTGATTGTCTTCGATAGCGGTGCTCAGGGCCGTCTGCATCGCCGAGAGGATTTGGATGTCGCGCTCAGTTGGTGCCATTGGACTTCTCCTGCTCAAGGCGGGCCCACAGCAACAGGCGCATGGCGATTTCGACTGCTTGATCGGTCGAGCGAATCTTGATCATCGAGTCATCTTGGTTAATCCACATGGCGTCATCGGCACCGTCGAATTCGACGCGTACCGGGGCCACATCGATATCACCGACTCGACAGGCCTCTTCTAGGACCAGATCCACGGATAGATCCTTAGGCTGCGGACCGATGACGACCATGGCAACCGGGTGGTCGGGGGACGGATGGTCCCACACGCGGGTCACGGTGCCCATTTCGCGGTCGTCTTGGTGGACGTTGGCCATATACGGCGGCAAGTGGCGGGTAGTGAACAGGAATTGCAGCTTACTCATCTTCAAGCTCCTTGAGGAAAGCGGTCAGGCGTTCGAGTTCGGCCAGCCCGAGGGCGAGGCCCTTGGTCAGGTCTTTGATACGGGCTTTGATCTGTGGGTGATTGCCCGGCTGGTCATCGACCTTGGCTGGTTTGAAGGTAGCCGCCGTCCATGGCCAATAGCTCAGACGGCCGGTGTGCCCAAACGAGGGGATGATGTAGCAGGCAGAGGCAAACGCCAACTCTTCGTGGCGGTAAGCGCGATCAAGGCCTTGGGTGTGGCGATGCTTTTCGATCTGCTCACGGCGCTCGTTAACGACCATCATCAGGGCCGGTGACATGGAAGCCACGTGGATCAGGTCTTGGTTGGTGAGCTTCACATCGCCCAGCACTACACGGACCTTGTCAGGGCCGAACTCAGGACCCAAATCACCGCCTACGCTATCGCAAATAGAAGGCCACGACGAGCGAGGTACTGGCGGCGGGGCGGGCGGTGCCGGTGGGCGGGGCAATACGATGCCTGCCTCTTCCATCTGCTCGCGGGTCGGGTTGACGTTGTACGGTAGGTTAAGCTTCTTGCGTAGTTCGTGCAGTTTCTTTTCGAACTCGGTCGGCCGGGGCTGGTAGCCGCTAGACATAGTCTTCTTTCCTTTTGAACAGGACGGCCTCACCGCGCAGAGTGTTGGTGCGGTTGGTGACCGGCTCTAGGTGGTTTGGGTTGCAGCACAGGCGATTGCGGCAACGGTGGTCAAGCAGGGTATAGGACGGGATCGACCCACGCAGGATGAACCAGATCAGGCGATGGGTGACCGGCTCCCGGCCCTCCCAGCGAGTGCGACCGTAACCGTTCCTGTTTTGGCGGCCAGTCCACTGCCAGCACCACGGGAAGTCGACGCGCAGCTGTTCGGGGACCAGCGGGTCGTTCGGGATCTTGGCGAAGGCGATCTGGTTACCCAGTTTGTAGGGTAACTTGGCGATGGCGACCATTCGGCGCTCGGGGCAGCACGACATGGCACCCTGCGCTTGGATTACAGATAGATTGAGTTTCGGGTCGAAAGCGGTGGCCCCGCATCCGGCGCACACGTGAATTGTTAGTGTTGACATCCTTGCGTCCTGATGGCGAAAACAGGTCGGCCCGCTCGATAGGCGGGCCTTGGTTGGATTTAGATTTGAGCGCCGGGCTCGGGCGGCACCGGTACTTGGCTTGGATCGGCGTCCACGAATTGGTTGGTTTCGGTGTCGAACGCTTGGTCGGCCACCTGATGGCCACGCGCACGCGCTTCCTCGACCAGCATGGCTTGGGCCGCCGCGTTGTGGGCGTTCAGCTGGCGGATACCCGGCCCGGCCAACACGAGATACTGCGCGGCGTTGATGTGGAACAGGAAGTCTCGGCGGCCGTCATCACTGCGCTGCAGTTTCGCGAATTTCTGCCACGCTAGTGACAGCAGGTTGGCAATCTCGGCTTCCGCCGCCGCCAATTCGCTGTGTTCCGTTGCTGCTACCATCGTCATGCTTGCTCTCCTTGGGGTTGCTGGCCGCATGCGCAGCGGCCATTTCTGTGAGTGTCATTTACGGTCGTCTCTCGGGGTCAGGTCGATACCTGCTTCATCGAGCACACGAGAAATCTCGCCGATCAGTTCGAGCGGGGTGAGCGCAGCCAACTGACGGTTGATATAAGTGTCGCGACCGGAGCGGATGACCTCGAATTGGTCAGCGCCAGCAAGAGCCGCGTCCGAGAGGATTTCGAGCAGTGTCACCGGTCCTGCTCCCGTTGGTGGTGGTTCAGGAGTTCGGCAGCGCGCATCTTGTCGATCAGGCACTGCAGTTCTTCGATATGGTGGTACAGGAAGGTGGTGAGGTCTTCGATGCGCTCAGCGGTGTTGGGGCGCCCAGCCGGAACAAGCATCTTAACTTTGTCGAAGATCGCCTTGCGGCGATTGACGCCCAGTTGGTGGGCCTCGGCCGACTTCTGGTCGTCGAATTTCTTGCCGTCAGTAGTGACAAAGACGGTGGCGGTGCTAACACCTACGGATTTGGGGGTCATGGCAGTAGTCCTCAGACTATTTTACGCGGGTGATGACGAGAGCCACGACATGGTCGCGGCACACATAGTTGAACGTCTTCTTGCCAGCGCCAGCGCCGGTGGCCAACTTGCCTACCGGACGGCAAGCGGACCAGTCAACTGTGCTAGGATTCGCCGCCACTGGGTGACTGGAGCAACCGACCAGACTGCCTAGCAGGCAGACAGCGACGAATAGTGCGAAAGCGTGGGTCTTCCAATTCATGGTCTTGCCTCCTGCTGCTTACTGTTTTTGATGCGCTGGCGGTGCGAGAACGTACTGCTGTAGTATCGGCTGAGCTTAGCGCGGTGCTCACGCGATGCGTTGGTGCCACTGACGGCCGATGGCTGGCGGGGCTTGAACATGGCGTCGTAGAGCGACCAGCCCTTACGCAGGCGCGACCCGACCGTGGAATAGCTAACGACCATATAATCGCACCATAGGTCGCACAATTCACGCAGGGTACCGCGCACGCCGCAGATGCTGTACTTGCGAGCGTTGTCGACCATGATCTTGCGGCCTTTGTCTAGGCCGGATTTCTGTTGCGGTGTTGCCGGACGCCCCCTGCGGCATTCGTTGCGCTTGACAGCCAGTTCATGACCAGTTGGCCACACCAAATCCGGCATGGCGTCGGTCAGTAGGCGGAATCGGTAGTTGCTGATGCGCAGGGTGGTCTGAGCTTGCGTCTTGGTCATGCCCTTCGCCGAGCACTGGCGGATCAGCGTTTCCATGTCCTCGTGCTGGTCACGGATGGCGCGGATGGCCAGATTGACTTTACGCAGGGCGGTGGTCAATGGGTGACCCAGCGGGTGGCCAAGGCCGGTGAGGGCGGCAGAGACGTCATCGAGATCGAGCAGGACGCGGGCCATCAATTCCTTTTTCATACGTCTTCCACCTCGAAGACGACCGGGCCGGTGGCGGCTACCGAAATCAGCTGCCAATTGTCGGAGCCGACCGGGAGGGTGCGCTTGTACCCGTCGCCGATGTAGCCCTCAAGGCGCTCGACATAGATCTGATCGGGCGATGCCCTGAATTGTAGCGTCAACTTAGCCCCGCGCTGGGGCGTGCCCAGCTGCGTGATCTTAATCACTTTGTGCGTTGTAACTGCCATGTTAGCTTCTCCGGCGACTGGAGATTATAGTATAGCACATCCGGGGCTCCCCGTCAAGCAGGATTGCCCCGGACAGACCAGATTACTCGATGATCGGGTGCGCGTGTTTCTCGACCCATTCAGCGCTCACCGCAGCGGGGCGCCATTCGTAGCGGGTCAGCTCCTCGGTCTTGGCGAAGATGACGTACTGATCAACCGCTGCGCCGCTGACCCGGTAGATTGCGCCGGGCAGGCCGTGAAGCTCGCAGGGCATCATCACGTGGGTGGCGTCACCGCCGACGACGTCAAGGCCAAAGACCATGCCGTAACCGCACGCCTGCTGGCGGGTCAGTGGCTTGCGCTCGCGGGGGAAGTCGCCGATGATCAGATTGGTGATAGTACCGCCCTGATAGGTGACGGTGGTCTTGGGCTCCGAGACGGCTGTGGTGTCGCAGTCGAGCCGGCGGATGTGCGCTTCGAGGTAATCGGCACTCAGGTCGGTCGGGTACCACGCATTGGCGTTGGCGTGGTAGTAGTGCCAGCCGGTCACCGGGTCGAGGTGGTAATAGCGGAACTTGCCGCCCGAGCAGACGCGGTAGTGTGTGGCGCCCTCAGGGCAGTTGGTTTCCGGCTCGGCTGGGCTCCCGTTGTCGTACGCGTAGACATCCTGCGCGTAGATGTGGCGCACTGCCCAGTTTTCCTCGCGACCGATGAAAGTGCCATCCCACTGACCATCGAACTCGGGCAGGGGTTTGGCGCCGAGGGCACTGGCGAACATCGCCGAGGTGTCGTCGTCCATATGCCACGAAATCTGATGGCCAGACGGCAGCTGGACGTAAACGACCGCGCGCCCGGTCTTGTCATCAAAACCGTAGCCTGCCCAGCTGCCTTTGCCCCGGCCCAATTCGTTCTGGCGCAGCAGGGTCAGGCGGGCGAGAGCAATCGCCAACTCGTTACGTTCGCGGTAGACGGCATTGATCTTACCCTGTAGGGCCTTGACCTCGATGTCCCAGTGCAGGTCGGTTTCCTTGGTGCCATCGCTCAGGCCCTTACGGTAGGAAGCTGCAGTCAGCGCCTCGACCTGACGGGGGTTCAGCAGGTGGTCGCCTGCCTCCAGCAGATGCGGCGAGCTGGTCTCAAGCTCTGCCCGGTGGCAATCCACGGTGGCACCGAGAGTCTTGGTCACGGTCTTGGAAATGACCTGAACGGGCGGGGCCATGTTAGGGCCGTTGTCTGCTGCGCGGGTGTGTTGCTGGGTCATGGGTGTTGCTCCTTGGTTTGACGTTCTACAAATTGGGTGATGGTGTCGCCGGGTTGGTGGGTGCTGTTGTAAATGGAGAACCACTGAGTGATCGTCATGCCGCCCCACTGCGCTAACGGTGCCCCAAGCACGCCGGGCGGCGGCTGGTTGTAGCTGATCACGCCCCGATACACGGCGTTCATCAAGGCTTCACGTAATTCGGTGTACTCAGCAGTGGTCATGGGAGAGGTGATCTTGGTCTGCCCGTCGATAACCAGAATCGCTGGACGGGTGCCGGACAGCTTGGGTTTCCGATCCGATGCGGCACGGGATACCAGATCGAGGATGATCGAATTTGCGCACATACACGAAGCATACGCCTGAGCAGCGACATACTCATCGCCCACCTTCGGGTTTACGCTGACTTTCATTAGAAGCCTCCCCGTGGCGATATCGGCGTGGCGCAATACGGCCGAAGATAGAGGGCTTAGCTGCGCAGGCTTGTGGGCGTCGCGATAAGGGGCGCTCACAATTTGCTTGCCTCTTGCAGGAAACGGTTAAGTTCAGCCATTTCCGCTTCGCCGTGCGGCTCTGGTTCCTGTTGCGTGATGACCTTGTGGCCCAGCTGGACTAACGCCGAGAGGCGCTCGATTTCGAGACGAAGGGCCTTGGTTTCACGTGAAACAATACCGTCGATGAACTCAGAAATTCCGGCCTCGGTTGCAGCACGGAAGCCCGCGATCTGTTTGATAATCCCACGGGCGTGCATGCGGCCGAGCATGTCCGGGTCAAAAACGTCTTCGAAAATCAGGCGGGCGTCCAAGAGCGACTGCTCGTTGGTGTAAGTTTTGCTCATGTTGGCTCTCCTTCCTAGGAGCGTGGGCGAAGATTCTAGTATAGCACAGCCTGGGCTCGGAGTCAAGCAGGATTTAGGGCGAACACCAACACCAAGGCACAGCAGACTGCTCGTCGGGTGGTCCATATGGTCCGGGCTCCCCTGCTTTAATATGGACCGGCCAGAGGCCGCGTCGTCCGGGGGCTGGTCCGGGTGGTCCGGGTGGTCCATATTCTCCGGGGGATTCGGAGAGACGACCCCTCCCCCTCCCCCCGGTCCGGCACCGCTTGACGCCGCCGACGCTGCTGGTGTGCCCCCGAAAAGGCCGGGGTGGGGGGAGGAGGGAGGGTGCGCCGGGAGCCGGGATATCGTCCGAAGCCCGGACCACCCGGACCATATGGACCAGCCCCCGGACGACGCGGCCTCTGGCCGGTCCAGATTGAAGGGGAGAGCCCGGACCAGAGCCCGGACCATGCGCAGTAATCCCCCCGAGGCGACACGGAAGATCGACACAGAAGAAAGAATCCTCCCCCGTAGGGGAGGACGGCCATCGCCGCTGGTGTGCGCCCTAGCGGGGAGGATTGTTGCGACCGGGGATCTCGTGCATCAGGCTAACCGCCCTCCCCATTTTGAGGTTCGGGCCTTCGAAGATTTGATAGAACTGAGCTGTGGGGCGACTGGCGGCGGCCGAAACGCAGTAGGCGTGCTGCTCGTGGCCCTCACCGTATGGTACGATGGCGAAATCGACGTTGATCGGGTCGCCGGTAATGAGGTCGGCGCGGTAGAAGTGAACAAAGATCATCAGGCGGCCCATTCCAAGGTCAGGTGGCTTTCGTTGCGGCGGTCGTCGTTGGTTGCGAAGTAAACCTTATAGCCGAGGCCGTCACGCTGCGAGAATACGAAACGCACGTTGTTGGCCTTGGCCCATTTGATGGTTGCTTGCTTGCCCATATCGAAATCTCCGGTCGGGGAGGCTTCATTGCCCCCATATGTTTATTGTAACATAGGAACCCATTGCACACAAGTATTTGCGCGCAATCCGGACGAGCGGTGTTGGCCCCGTTGCCGGGGCCGTTTGGTTCAGGCCAGCTTGCAGTTTTCGACGGCGATGGCGTTCCACTTGGACTTTTGGCCGACAAACTCAGGGCGGGCTGCCTCAAGGATCTCGATCTCGACGCGGCCTTGGGCGAGGCCCACGCGGGTGACGCGGAATTTGGTCACGGAAGTGTGCATGCTGCCGGGAACGACGTCGTAAACTTGACCTTTAACGAAAGTTGCCATTTGCCTCTCCTTGGGGGCCGATCCCCCGATCTATGTTTATTGTACCACAGCCACCCCCTGAACACAAGTATGCGCCGCCCAAACCCCCGAATGGACGACGCACGGTGTTTCACGTGAAACTAGCGCCTACTGCGACCGGATCGCACCTCCCTGAAATCAACGGCAGCAAACGGTCCATCAGGTCCCTCGTAGATCTGGACGCGGTAGCCGCCTAGGCCGCCGTAGTCGCTAGTGTTGGTCGGGTGAACCCAGCGATGGCGCCCGGCGCCGAAGGCCATGACGTTAACAACAAGACGGGGCAGTGGCATGGGGCCTCCTAGTAGTATTTCGGTGTGCGGGTGACGGTGTAGCCGTTGATGTCGCCGTAGGGCCCGACATGCACGGTCAGGTCGTATGGGATCGACTGCGATGCGCAGTAGTCCATCACGACCCACAGCGTAGAGCCCATGGCCGAGTGCCGGGAAACGCCGGTCTTAGCGAATTGTTCGGTGATGACCTTGGCCGTGCCCAACCGCACTGGCGTTGGCCCAGCCCCGAGGGCATTGGCCGGTGGCTCTTGGGTCTTGCGGCCGTCACCCAGCCAGTCGATGGTAGACTCAGGGATTCGCATGGTCAGATCCTTGGTCGAAGGTGATGAATCTTACGGGCGAATACACCGCGCCCTCTGAAGTTTGTTGCATGGTGCTATATAGGAACAGGAAGTTGAGTAGGCCGAGCTTGACGGTGTCCACCCAGTGAGGCTCACCGCCCTCGACTCTAACCAGCGCCATAGTCAAACCCCTGCGACGGGGCAGGCGATGCGGCTCAGGGTTGAATGGCTTCGGGGTCCGCCCGGTGGCTGTGCCGGTTGGGCTTAGCAGAAACTGCTCACGGAATTCGGCGTGGCCCATGATCCGCTGCTCCAAGTCGGCGAAATCCACGACTACGATTGGGCTGCCCGCACGCTCAAAGGCCCCGCAGTGGTTGCATTGCTTGACGCGCTCGTGCGCGGAAATAGACAGCATCGTAAACTGAGCCTCGGCCGGGGTCCGCAAGTAGCGGCAGTTCGAATGATGTTTCACGTGAAACTCCTTGGCCCCCTCTCGGGGGCCCTTGGTCGGATGTCTTAGACGTCGGCTTCGTCGTGGGTGATGTCCTTGCCTGCCACGGCGTCTTTCAGCTGCTCGATGGTCAGGTCGCCCCGGCGCACTGCGGCGCGGATGCGGTTGCCTGCGTTCATGCGGCGGCTGCCGGGGTTCAGGTGTTGGTACTTCTCCCAGTGGTGGAACTCGGCCTCACCGAATGCCTTGTCGGCCAGTGCGCACGCTTCCTGAGGGCTCATGCCGCGCATCAGTTCAGCCACTTGGTCGCCGTTGTCGAGGCTATGATTGCCGTTGTACGAGGTGGTCTTAGCGTAGCCCTGACGGTATTTGCGCAGGGTCTCCGACATCTTGCCTTCTTCCTCTTCCTCGTCGCCCTCTTCTTCCTCTTCGGCGTTCTCGTCAAGGTAGGCTTGACGCCATTCGGCGGCTTGGGCGCGGCTGATGTTGCGGTCGTCGTCCAGCTTCACCCAGCGGCCCTTGATGGCCACAACTTCCAGTTCGTTGCCTTCGTCATCCAGCAGCATGTCAGCGATGGCGACTTCGATTGCTTTGATTTCGGTGGTTACGTTGGTCATTGCGGCATCCTCGGGGGTTGGGGGTTCCGGGCTTCGTTGTTGCCCGATGTAGTTATTATATCAAAGGGAGGGGGCCCTGTCAACCACCTTCCATACTACCGTTCGTCGGATCCTTTCGGCCCGGCACGCTCACCCAGTCGGCGGGTGCGAGGGAGGGCGGTCTTTTCCGGGTCGGTGTTATAACCCGACTTCCGGGTCAGGCACCCGCAGTGGGTTGGGTGGCCCTGCGGCATTTGACATGCGCCCACGATTTGTGCGTCGACTGCGACACCAAGACGGGCATCGGCCAGATCGTAGCCCTTGCTGTGGAGTGGGGCAACCTGCCTGATTGCAGCGTCGAGTGTTTCCTCGAAATGACAGCTGAGGTAAGCCGTCCGGCTGCGGCAGGCTGGCTTCGTTTCCAGCACAAAGTCCACGGTCGCGCAGGCAAGATTGTTGGCGGCAGCCAGCGCGATACCCATTGGTAGCTCGCGGATGAATCGTTTATGGGTGCGGTGTTCCATTTGACGCTCCTTGTAGGTCAGGCGCCCAGTATACCACGCACAACGGGGTTTGGGCAAGTGTCGCCCATCGCAGAACCTGCGTCAACAGCTTGACGCTAAATCCCGAAACCCTGCGTCAAAAACTTGACGCGCAGCTTCCGCCGTGGTACAATTCGCGTATACCTCGGACGACCGGGGAGGAAACGAAGATGAGAACCTACCAACATGACCCAGCCCTCTTTGACGACTGCGACCCCCACCGCATCCCGTACGGCGAGCCGGGCTATGACCCGTTCCTCGACGTCGCCTTGCCCCGACTGCAAGCAAAAGACTTGCTCGACCCTGCGAACCTCGCTGTCCGTCAAGCAATCCTCGACGGACGAGTAAAAAGGCACCAGTATGGCAAACGACTCGACAATCTACGGGATGACAGCAGAAGAGTTAAGGCTGTTCTTATCCGAAGAGCGTGAGAACGGGTTCCAGCGCCTCGACCAAAAAAAGCGCGCGTTTGCCCTTGATTTCATTCAGACCGGCAGCGCCGCCAAATCGGCGGCAGCTGTTGATATCGCGGCCGAAACTGGCCGCCGTTGGCTGAAAGACCAACACGTTGCCGCGTTCATCCACTACCTGAACCAGCAGCAAGAGCACTACTCGCTGATCAACGCCAGTTTCATCGAAACTCAGTACCTGAACCTCCTCGGTAAGGTACTCGGCGAAGAGCCGGTGGCGATGGTCGATAAAGAGGGTGTGGCTTTCAGCGCGAAGAAGTTTGATGGTTCGGCCGCCGTAGCGTGCCTGCGGGATCTGGCGAAGATCTCCGGCCACTACAAGGACGAGGGCAACACGATCAACGTTCAGGTTACTACCCTGACCGAAGCACAGAAGAAATTCTTGGACGAGAAGCTCAATAGTGAATACTAATCTCGCCGTTAGCCATGTTGCAGAGGGGGTCGCGAAAGCCACCCCCCGTCTGCATTTGGTCGGTGAGATCAGCCCCGAGCAGTACATCACGTACCTCCGCAAGAAATGCGAGGACGACTTCTCCTTCTTCGTCCGGTATTTCTTCAAGGCCCGTAAGGGCACCAAATTCGTATTCAACCGCCATCACTACGTGATCTGCCGCGACCTCATGAAAGTCTATGAGGGCGAGTATGAGGGCTACATCTGCAACATGCCTCCTCGCTACGGCAAGACCGAGGTGATCGTGCTGATGTTCCCGCTGTGGTGCTATGTTAAAAACCCACGCTGCGAGTTCATCCACCTCTCATACGGCCTGCCACTGGCGCTGGAGAACTCCGACGCCATCCGCACCGTGATGAAATCGTTCGAATTCCAACAGCTGTGGCCTGAACTGCGGACCAAGGACACCAAAGACGCCAAACACGCGTGGGCAACCACTGCGGGCGGTACGTTCTTGGCTGCTCAGGCTGGCGGCTCGGTCACTGGGTTTGGTGCTGGGCGTCTTGACGAGTGGGATGCCAAGGAAGGCAAATTTACGTTCAGCGGTTGCATCCTGATCGACGACCCGCTCAAGCCAGACGACGCCCGCCACGACGTCAAGCGCAAGGCCGTGAACGACCGTTGGCAGTCGACCATCAAGTCGCGCCGCAACAGTCCTAAGACCCCGGTCATCTGCGTGATGCAGCGGCTGTCCGAAGACGATTTCACCGCCGAACTCCTGCTCGACACCGACATCAAATGGAAGCACCGCGTCATGCGTGCGCTCCAAGACGAGGACGGTCCGAACGAGGCTGCCCTGTGGGACGCCAAGCACGATGTCCCGATGCTCAAGAAGATGGCCCTGACCAACCGGTACGTCTTCGACTCTCAGTACCAGCAGCGCCCAACGCCGAAAGGCGGTGCGATGTTTGGCGAGTGGGAAAAAATCAAGGTAGTCCACGCCCTCCCCCGGATGATCAAGCTCATTCGCTACTGGGACAAGGCGGGCACGCAGGGCGCTGGCGCGTTCACTGCTGGCGTCCTGATGGGTTGGGGCGAAGATGGTCTGTACTATATCATCGATGTCGTCCGCGATCAGTGGTCGGCCACCAACCGCGAAGCAGCTATCCGTCAGACCGCCGAAATGGACGGCCTGCCCACCACCATCTGGATCGAGCAAGAACCGGGTTCGGGCGGTAAGGAATCGGCAGAGTCGACCATCAAGACCACCCTTGTTGGGTTCAGCTGCCACTCCGAGCGCCCAACCGGCGATAAGGTATTCCGTGCCGAGCCGCTGGCCGTGCAGGTGGCGGCGGGCAACGTCCGGATGCTCAAGGGCGACTGGAACAAAGTGTTCCTCGACGAACTCAAGAAATTCCCGGCATCGCGCTACAAGGACCAAGTAGACTCGGCCTCGGGTGCGTTCAACAAACTGGCCGTGCCGTCTGCACTGGGCGTCCTCATGAAAGGCAAGAAGCTGCCGGGAGAGAAACGATGAACGCGCTGTTTATCCTGACAGTCAAGACCACCAACCAGCAGGTCATCGTGCGGGCCCAATGCCTGTCGTGCGCCCGTAATAAGGCGGCCGAGGGTGCCGGTGGCGAAGGCCCGATGGTCTGGCGCGACCCCGAGCAGTCCACGGTCGAAGTGCTGCGCTCCGAAGGCAAGGCCGGGATCGTCATGCGGGGGGCTCTCCTGTGAGCAAGTCGATGACCGCCCCATCCAAAGACATGCAGATGGCCGTCAATTCGGCTCTCGATCAGTACCGTATGATCCGCGCCCGTGAGCAGATGCTCATGCCGAGCTTCATGGCCGGGGCGTTCGGTGCAGGCGGGATGTCGCCGGGTCTGGATGCCAAACGCCACCAATCGTGGGCCGAGTTCGGCTACCCAAGTGGCCTGTTCTTCATTGACTTCTTCAAACTGTATTCCCGAGGCGGCATCGCCGCTGGCGCTGTCAACAAACTGGCCGGGCGTTGCTGGAACACCAACCCGTGGCTGACCGAGGGCGACAAGGACGAGAAGGACGACGAGCCCACCGCTTGGGAAGAGTCGCTGAAACCGGTCCTGCGCCGGGGTCGCCTGTGGCGTGCGTTTGCCGAGGCCGACAAACGTCGCCTCGTTGGCCGCTATTCGGGCCTGATCCTGCGCATCCGTGACGATCAGCCGCTGAACATGCCGGTCAACCGCAGTGCCAAACGCGGCCTGCTTGAGGTCGTCCCGGCGTGGGCTGGCTCGCTGATTCCGGTCGAGTTCGACATGGAAGAGAAGAGCCCGACCTACGGCGAGCCCAAGATGTGGCGTTACCGCCAGCCGAATGTCGGCAGCAACGGGGCCAAGGACGTTGACGTCCACCCGGATCGCGTATTCATCCTCGGCAGTTGGCGCAGCGATTCCATCGGTTTCCTTGAGCCGGTGTTCAACAACTTCGTCAACCTCGAAAAGACCGAGGGTGGCTCGGGCGAATCGATCCTTAAGAACGCCGCCCGTACCATCCATGTCAATTTCGACGGTACCGTCGACCTGCGCAACCTCGCAGCGATGTACGGCGTTGGTATCGACGAATTGCAGGAACGCTTCAACGACGCGGCCCGCGAAGTCAACCAGGGTAACGACATCCTGTTCGTGACGCAAGGCGCCACAGCCAATCCGATGGTTGCCAACGTCCCGGACCCGAAACCGATCTACGAGGTCAACCTGCAGACCGTCGCGGCTGGTGTTGATATCCCGTCGAAGATCCTTGTTGGCAATCAAACCGGTGAGCGCGCTTCGACCGAGGACGAGGCGTACATGAACCGCCGCTGCCAGTCTCGCCAGAACAACGAACTGGTCTACGAGATCATCGATTTCTTCGAGAAGCTGATCTCTTTGGGTGTGATCGAACCGGCGCCGGGCGACGGCGAATTCCAAGTGTTGTTCCACGACCTGACCGAGCCAACCCTCGGTGACAAGCTGGACAACGCCAACAAGATGGCCGATATCAACCAGAAAGTCACCGCAAACGGTATGGGTGCCGAGGTATTCAGCCGTAAGCAGATCCTCGGTGTGACCGGCATGTCCGACGACGTTGAGGACCCTGAGGCACGCGAAAAGGAACTGGCCGATCGCCTAGACGACCAGCCAGACCCGGAAGAAGTTCCTGAGGAAGAAGAGGACCCGGCCGATGCCTAAGCCAGCGATCCTGCCGACCCGCCCTGCCGACCCTACGGGGGTTGATGCCCTTGAGCGTAAAGCCATGGGCGAAATGCGGGTGCGTCTGCGCAAGATCAAAAAGGCTTTCGTCGATGCCCTCGACCGAATCCCGGTGTCACTGGCGATCAACGCTAAATATGCGTATCGCCTTGATCCGACCATCCTGACCTCGATCTTGGGTAGCGCAGGCGACACAGTAGAGTCGCTCCTACTGGAGGGCGGTCGTGAGAACCTTTGGTTCTTCCAGCAGTACGTCAAGGTTGCATATGCTCGGGGCACCTCACAAGAGCACGCGAATCTCAAGAACCAATCGCCAGTGTATCAGGCGGCTCGCAAGACCGCTGCCGAAGTGATCGCCCAGCCAGCCTACCTCAACCGCATTGCCTTGATCGCAGCGCGTGAATATGAGGAAATGGAAGGTCTGGCCGCCACGGTCAAGAAAGAAATGGGCAAGATCCTTGTCGACGGCGTGGCCCGTGGCCGTAACCCACGAGAAATCGCGAAGGACCTGAACCGGCAGTTGGGTATCGAAGAGTCTCGGGCTAATCGTATTGCCCGCTCTGAAGTGACCACCGCCCTGCGCCGGGCTCGTTGGGATGAGCATGATGACGCGGTCGAGAGCCTCAGCCTGCCATTCATGCTGATGCACTACTCGGCCCTGTCGCGAACCACCCGCAAGACCCACGCCGAGCGCCACGCACACCTATACACCTCCGAGCAGGTACGGGAATGGTATTCCCAAGGTGGTAATTCGATTAACTGCAAGTGCACCCAGATTTCGGTCTTGGTGGACGAGAACAACCAACCCGTTGTGCCGCGCATCGTTGAGCGAGCAAGGGCAACCGAGAAGAAAATGCGCGCCCGTGGCGAAGGCCCATGGGCTACCGAAGAGAGGAAGGCAGCATGAAACCCGAAGTAGTCCTGCGCGTAAATAAACAGACCGATGGCCGCACTCTGGCGAATATGTTCGTCAAGATCAACGCGAAGTCCATCCGCAAGATCAAGCACAACGGTCGCGACCATTGGGTGGTGCCCAGCTACACCCTGCCAGCGAACGTGGTCATGAATGGCGGCCTCTATACCGCTGAACAGATCGACAAGCACTATAAGGGCCTCGAAGGCACTCCGGCGCCGCTGGGCCACCCTACCGTCAATGGCCAGTTCATCAGCGCCCGGTCGGCTGAGGGCCTCAACCTCGGATGGATTGGCGCTTGGAACCGCAACGTTAAGAAGGTAGGCAACCGAGTCTACCTCGAAAAGTGGATCGACATTGAAGTTGCCCAGCAGACCGAGGGTGGTCGCCGTACTCTTGAGCGCCTCGAAGCGTTGGAGCGTGGCGACGAGGGCACTCCCCCGATCCATTCCAGTGTTGCGATGTACCTGATCGAGAAACCGGCCCCGGAAGGCCGTGAATACGACTGGATCGCCGAAATCGACGAAATGGACCACGACGCGATCCTGCTTGACGAGGTCGGCGCTGCCACCCCCGAGCAGGGCGTAGGTTTGATGGTCAACGCTGATAAGGCCCGCGACCTGACTGCCAACGCAGGCGTACTGAGCGACTCGTCTTACCGGTCGCAGGAGCGCCGCCTCGAAATGGCCGCACGTGAGCGGTTCATGGTCGAAGGTACCGACAGCTGGGTGTTCATTGCCGACTTCGACGCCGACAAGGCGATCGTTGTGGTGAGCGGTGAGGCAGCTGTTTACGGGTACACCGTCGAAGATGGCGTGATCACCTTCGACACGACAGGCACCCCTGTCGAGCGTCAAGAAAGTTGGGTTCGCCGTTTGCCCGGCGTCAACGCACTGCTGGACTTTTTGAAGCCAAACCAAGACCGGGCTCGGCCCGAAACCCCTGAGGAGAGCGACATGCCCCTGACTAAAGAAGAAATGGCCGAGATCACCCAAGGTGTCGGCACTGTGGTTGCCAACGCGCTGAAAGAAGCGCTGACCCCCATCGCCGGTACTCTCGGTACCATTCAGGCGAACCAAGCCAAGCTGGAAGAGGGCCTGACCGCCAACGCCCGCGTCGAAGAAGAAGCCATGCGCAAGGTGGTTATCGAGAAGCACGGCGCGATCATCGGCAACAGCCTGAAAGGCCAGGACCTGATCAACGTCTACAAAGAATGCGGCGCCGCTGCCCCCGTGGTGCAAGGCAACGCCAGCACCGATAAACCGGCCGGGTTGGGCGTTCCTGTGCTGGACGCCAACTACACCCGTGGGGCTCAGTAACGGGTTCGCCCGTTACACCTCCCTCTGATCATCAGGAGCAAATACAATGGCACGTTTCCGCCGCATCAACATCGACGGCCGCTCGCTGGCCAAGACCGAAACCCGCCTGCTCGCAGCCGCTGCCTATCCGGGCATGGCCGTGCGCATCGACCCGGCTGACGAAGAGAAATTCGTCATCGCCAACGGCGTGACCAGCAACGGCCCGGTATATATCCTCGACGAGAACTGGTTCGAGGGCAAATACTGCATGGACCAGATCCCGGCCGACAGCACTGTCATCGGCAACTACGCCGAGGAAGACCGTGAATTCGCCGTTCGCATGGCCGCTGGCACCTACCGCAAGGATCAGGCAGTCTACATCAACGCTTCTGGCGTCGTGACTCTGGTGCCTGCCGCTGCCGGTACCTACAACGTTCTCGGCTACGTCCAAGAGCAAGAAGAAGTCACCACCACTGCCGTTGACCTGATTCGCATCCGCGTTCAGCGTTCGACCGTAACCGTCTCGTAAGGAGCCGCCATTATGTTCTTCACCCCCAACGCTTTGGCGGCCAACCGCCACCTCGGCGGCCACTGGAACAACCTGTGGGCAAACCGCGAAATCTGGAACGGTCAGCATGCTGCCATGTTCCAAGCCAACCAAGCTGCCATGGCCCTCGACCCGGAAATGCTGGCCGCGAACAACCTACAGTACCAACTGGAAGGCAACGCGCTGGCCGGTCTGGGCCGTGAGTTCTGGCAGGAAGTGGATGGCCAGATCATCCAGCTGCGCGACACCGAGATCGGGATGGAAATCCTGAACGACCTGCTCAGTGTCCAGACCGTCCTGCCGATCGGTAAGACCACCCGCCTGTACAACATGGTCTCGGATCAGATCGCTGACGACGTCCAAGTATCGATGGACGGCCAAGCGCCGTACACCTTCGATTCGACCGACTACTCGAACGACGGTGACCCGATCCCGATGTTCACTGCTGGCTTCGGCGCCAACTGGCGTAAAGTGCAGGGCATGAACACCGTGGGCATCGACTACATCCTCGACACTCAGCGTGCCAAGCTGCGCAAGTACTACAAGAAGCTGATCTCGTACCTGCTGGATGGTTCGGCCCGTATCAAGGTCGACGGTAAGCCGGGCCAGGGCCTGCGTAACCACCGCAACACCATCAAAATGAACCTCGGTTCGGGTGCTGGTGGTCTGAACATCGACCTGACCACTGCCAACGCCGAACAGCTGCTGGCCTTCTTCGGCGGCGCTGGTCCGTTCGGCCTGATGCTGCGTCAAAACCGTCTGGCCAAGCTGGATATCTTGTGGGTTTCCCACGAGGTGGCCGCGAACCTGACCAGTCCTTACCTGATCAGCGTCGGCACTGGCAATGGCATGATCACCGGCACCATCTGGGATGCCATCAAGCCATTCGCCAACATCGGCGAGATCCGCCCGACCTACGCCCTGTCCGGCAACGAGTATCTCGGCTACGTCCGTCGCCGCGACTACGTCACTCCGCTGGTTGGTATGGCCACTGGCGTGATCCCGCTGCCGCGCACCATGCCTCAGCACAACTTCAACTTCCAGATCATGGGGGCGATGGGTGTGCAGGTAGTTCGCGACGACGAGGGCTTGGGCGGTGTCGTTTACGGCGCAGACCTCGGTTAAACCCCAACGGGCCCTTCGGGGCCCAATCAAGGAGAGCCACAATGGCTGAATACATCGTAACTCGCCCTTGGTTCGGGGTCAAAAAGGGCCAACGCCTGACCATCCCGAACCTGCATCCGGCCCTGCGCCCGAACGTCCGCCTGCTGTCGCAGGTCGAAGAAGAAGGCGTTGATATCGTCGACCTCGGCGAAGAACGTCAAGTGCCGGGCGCCCAAGATCCACTGGGTCTGGCCGACAACCAAGGCAACGGCAATGTTGAATTCGATTGGGAGCGCGTGCGCGGTGATCTGATCGAAGAACTGACCGACTCCGGTGTCGACTTCGACGCAGAAGCCCCGGCCGCCGAATTGGCTGCCTTGCTGGACGAAGAAGTCCGCGAAGGCATCAAGCTGGGCGCCGAGTAACACCCACCGGGCAAGGATGCCCACTTATTTTGAGGCCAGTGCTGTGACCGAAGAACAAGCAACCGAGTTCCTTGAAGCCTACGGCATCGAAGTCCCCGACTTCGTGCTTGCGGCTGTGGTGGCGCTGGCCAACTCCCGCAATACCTGCCTTGAAGCGAATTACACGCCAGAAGTCGTGACATTGATTCAGTCGTACTTGCTGGCCCTGTTCGCAGTGGCCCAAGGCGGCCGTCTCGTAACTTCTCAGCGGGCAGTGAACGGCGCATCGCGGTCGTTCCAGTACAAGACCACCGACGAACTATGGGCTGGGCTGGGCGGTATGCTGCGGATGCTGGACACCGAGAAATGTATCGAAAGCATCATCCCGGTCAACCCGGCACAGAAGCAATTCGTTGGGATGTGGATCGGCAAGGGCTGCTGCATGGGGACACGCCGATGAGCAGTATTGCGCGGTGGTCCTACACTGAGACCGCTGAGGTACGGCCGGTGCTGGCCTTCGACGCAGTGGCGCAGAAGGAAGTGTACGGCGAAGTATATCAGATCAAATGCGCGTGGCAAGACAAGGCCGAAGCTCGCATATCGGGCGAGACTGGCGAAGAGTTCCTGTCGACCCGGATCTACTCAACCGAGGACCCCCGCCCTAACTTCGGTGATGATATCCGCCCGATCAGTGCCCTTGTAGAGGGCGATGGTTGGCAGCGGATCAAGGCTAAAGATACTTACCCAATGAGCATGTTCGGTAAGAAAGAGAAACCAGACTTTGGATTGGTGACCTGATGCCAGTTAGAGGGATCGACCGCGTGAAGGTGCGCCTCAAAGCCACTTTCAAAGATATCAAGGGCCCGCGCACGCGTGAGGCTGTGTACACGATCCTTTCGCAGGGCGCGGGCATTGCTCAAACCATGACGCCGATTGAGACCAGCAATCTGATCAACAGCCAGACCGAGCCGCGCCTTGGCGACACCCCCACCGGGGTTAACGGCATCGTCGGCTACACTGCCGAGTATGCTGGCGCTGTTCACAATGCGCCGGGCACGCTGAAAGGCGAAGAGCGCGAGTCGGGTACTGGCCAGTATTGGGACCCGGCCGGTGAGCCCGAGTTCCTGTCGAAGGGCTTCGAAGAAGTCAAGCCAGCCATCCCAGCCATCCTGAGGAGGGTATATGGCCGCAGTTGATGACCTGTTTGATTGGATCGGGGCCGCTTTGGGCGGCCAATGGACATTAGCCGATGGCGCCATCCCGGCCAACGGCAAGTTCGAGAAGTCGTTCATCTGTGTGGTGCAGGGCCGGGGCGGTCCGTCACCAGATGTTGACGACCGACGACCGCGCTATCGCTTGGTCCTGATGGGCCCTGAGAAGCGTCGGGAAGACAAGACCGCCGTGCGTAATGCATGCGAGGGCTTGATGCAACTGATCTTAGGCGAATCAGCCCCCTGCGGGGTCGCCGGGATCAAAGCACTAGGTGAGCCCATCGGGCCTGCCTACACCGCAGAGGACAGGGCTTGGATGTCCCTCGAACTGCAGATTACCTATTGACCTTGTAGGAGGCCATACCATGGCGTGCAAGAAGCTTAAATTCACGGGCAAGGACGTAATCGTCCGCTACGCCATCGGCTGCCCGGACCAACTGCCCACCGAAACCGAGTGGAAACGAATGATGGCCCTGCGTTCGCGTGGCCTTGAGATCACGTGGGACGCTGCCGATGCCACTGACGGTGACTCGGTTGGTGCCCTGCGCGAAAACATCGCGACCTTCCAGTCTCTGTCGATCTCCGGTAACGGTACTGTCAAGGCGTCGGGTGCTGGCGCGGCCAACCACCGCGAATTCACCAAACACATCTTCAAGCCCGAGGCTACTGGCGGCCAGCCGGTGCTGTGGCTGCAGTATATCTACCCTGACCTCACCTTTACCGCGTTCTGCATGGTAACCACCCTGTCGCGTACCGGTGAGTACGACGACGTCGTGACCTACGCTTTCGAGGCGTCGGCTACCGCATCCGATTTCGGCCTGATCGTCGAAGACACCCCGGACCCGAACGCCGCCGACCCGGCTTCGGTTCAGGTGGTCCCTGCGACCCTGACCATGGATGTGGGCCAGACTTACGACTTCGAAGGCGTCGTGCTGCCGGTGGATGCGCCGCAAACCCTGCGTTGGACCTCGGCCTCGCCCGCCATCGCAAGCGTGGACTCCATCTCTGGTGTGGTGACTGCACTGGCGGCGGGCGAGGCGATCATCACCGCAGCATCGTCGGTTGATCCGTTGATCAAATCGACCGCTACTGTGACGGTCGAGGCTTGATCCTCACCGAAATCGGCGAAGTAGGCGTACATGTCGGAAACGATGTGTACGTCCTGCGGCCGTCGCTCTATGCAATGACCCGGATCGGCCCACCGGGATACATCGTAGAAGCTTTTGCGGCGGTCATGGCCGAGGGCCTTGTAGGTCGCCCTGCCGAAATCCAAATGGGCTACGCGTTTGAAGTGCTGCAGGCGTGCACCGAAGACGACATCGAATTTCTTATTGGTAGCTATGAGCACATCGACACACCGCTCGGCGGTAAATTCGTCCACCGTCCGGGACTGATCCCGCCGAACGAAATGCTCCTACTGGCCCGGTGCCTGATGCGTCACGGAGTCACGGGGTCGGTTGAACCGCTGCCGAAGGATAAGGACAGTGAAGAGGACGAAGATGGTGAGGAGGACAAGGACTTCACCTCTGAATTCGACGCCCGCCTGCACGTAGCGAACGCTACAGCGCACCTAGGGATGTCCGAGAAAGAGGCTTGGAACACCACCATGACCGCTCTGGTTGACGCCCTGCGGGTCAAATTCCCGGTCGTTAAGGACGAGAGCAAGATCAAGGGTAAGGCCCCATCCAAGTCGGAATACGACGAGTTGATGGAGATCGCTGACAGAATCGAGGCTAAGCGCAAGCTCAAGCTCGGCATCAAGGATTAAACATGGCAGACAACGTCGGCGAGATTTATTACAGCGTAGAGGCCCGTACCGATGCCCTCGTCATGGGTGAGCGTCAGGCCAACCAGAGCCTCGACCGCCTGCAAAAGGGCTTCGATGAGACTGATAGATCCGCCGAGCGACTCGGCGGCGGCCTTACGTCTTTGGCGAACATCATCAAAACGGTGATTGCTGCGTCCGTACTGCGCGACATCGCGGGCATGGTGCAGGGCTACCAGGAAATGGAGGACCGAATCCGTTTGGCCACCAAATCCGCCGACGAATTCCGGTTGGTGCAGGATCGATTGTTGGCGACTGCCAACGGTACGTATCGCTCGCTTACTGAGGCCCAAGAACTATACGTCTTGACCGCCGACACTCTGCGTGGCATGGGCTATACTCTCAATCAGGCCATCGACGTTCAAGATTCTCTGTCGTACGCTTTCGTGCGAAACGCCACCAACGCCGAGAGGGCTAATAACGCCATTCAGGCGGTTACAAGCTCCCTGAACAAGGGCAAGGTCGAGGCCGACAATTGGGGCTCGATCATGGCCGCCATCCCCACCGTAGTCAAGGGGATCGCCGACGCCAGTGGCAAGTCCGAAAGAGAGATCAGGGCCCTCGGCGCTGCCGGTAAGATCACGGCGCAGCAGTTGTCTGAAGGCTTACGCAAATCGCTCGACGAGAACACAAAGGCAGCCGCTGGGATGACCAACAACCTGCGTGACGCGGGAGTGAGGGTGCGCACGGCCTTCACGCAGATGTTCGTCACCGTCGAAAACCAAACCGGCGTCCTGCAGGGTCTGACTGATAGCATCATCAAGTCGGCGGACGTCCTTCTGGCGTTTGGTCAAAATAGCGACGCTGTATCCGGTGCTCTCAGCAATCTGAACAGTGTGGTCACAGTGTTGGCTGCAGTGTACGCGGCCCGGTTGGTTGGTGCTGCCAGCGAATGGGTGATGATGCAGGGCAGACTGATCGCCGGGGCCGTCGCTCAGAACCAAGCAGACACCGCTGCCGCTGCCGCTGCCGTGCGCCGCACTGCCATTGAAAGGCAGGTAGCAGCGGCCGCAGTGGCTACGGCTGCGGCCGAATACGAGGCGGCCAAGGGCACTAATGCTCACACTTTCGCAGCCAACGCCCTGACCGCCGCTCGTGAGCGCTCCCTTGTCGCAGTGAACGCCCACAACGCGGCCCTACAGCGGCAGGCTGGTATCGCTACCGCAGGCACCGTTGCTATGAACGGCTTGCGGGGCGCAATGGCCCTGCTGGGCGGCCCGGCTGGTGTTATCACTCTGGCGGCTATTGCCATCGGATATTTCGCCACGAAGGCCAGCGAGGCCCGCGTCAACGTTGACGAGCTTAATACCTCCCTCGGCAAGCTGACCATCAATCAGCTAAATAAAGCTTCTATCGATGCCGCCAAGGACATCGAGGATCTGTCCGGCAAGATTCGCGGTGCCCAAAACAAGCTCACCGGCAACGCCCGGCCGCTGTGGGTGATCTCGAACGAAGGTTGGGAGGAGTATCGCACCAACCTCAAGGCCGACATCGACGGCATGCAGCAGCAGATCGATGCTCGTACTGAGTTGATCAAGAAGATCGACGAGCAGAAAAAGGCCGTTGCCGATAACGGCGGAAAACCTACCGGGAGCAGCGCTGCCGAGCCACCGCCAGTACTACTGCCGCCCACAGTCATCGACGACGGGAAGGCCGAGAAAGAGGCCGAGAAGGCCGCAAAGGCGCTGCGACAGAAGATCGACGACCTCCAACTGGAGGCCGATATGCTGGGCATGACCGCCACCGAGCAGGAGCTTTACAAGCTGCAGCTGGCTGGTGCGACTGACGAGCAAATCCGCTCGGCGGCTACATCTTTGGCGTTGATCGAGGCGTACAAGGCTCAGACCAAAGCAGCCGAAGACCTTGCCGATGCCGAGCAGAAGAAGCGCGACAAGTTCGGTGGCGATAGCAAAGAGGCGGCTAAGTACATCCAAGGCGATGTTGACCCTCTGTCCGGGGGTGAGTTCGACAACCAATACGCCCGCTATGAGGCAGAGGCCAAGGCTGAAAACGAGCGATATCAGGCCCAACTGGACCGCCTCAAGGTCGCGAAGGAAATGCGAATCGAGGTCCTCGGTGGTTATCAGGCCCTCGAAGAGCAGATGACCAAAGATCACGGCGACCGGATCGCTCAGATCGAAGCGGCCAAAAACTCGATGATCCTTACTAGTGCATCGTCGATGTTCGAATCGTTGGCTGGTGGGATCAAAGCCTTTGCCGGTGAGTCGAGCGGTGCCTACAAAGCGATGTTCATCACCGCTAAGGCTTTCGCAATCGCCGACGCTGGTCTCAAGCTTAGCAGTGCGGTGGCGCAGGCAATGGCCGACCCCACCGCCCTCACCCCGGCGCAGAAGTTCGCTAATATGGCCGCCGTGGCTGCTGCTGGGGCCAACGTCATCAGCCAGATTTCTTCGGTGGCCTTCGCAGGCCGGGCCAATGGCGGTCCGGTGCAGGCGGGCAACATGTACCGTATCAACGAGGGTGGCGCCCCCGAGGTGTTCAACGCGGCCAACGGCCAACAGTTCATGCTGCCGAACCAACGTGGTGAAGTGGTCAGCAACAAAGATGCGTCAGGCGGTGCGTCTAATATCAATTACATCACCATTTCCGTCGATAGTGGCGGCAACGTACAGACCAACGCAGGCGCCAGTACCACCCAGTCGGTCGCACTGGCGCAGGCCATCCGGGTGGTAGTGGTTGATGAGATCGAACGCCAAAGCCGACAGAACGGTATTCTGTGGAAGATGAACAATGGCCAATACTGAACGATTTACGTACAAGACACGGGCACCCCGCGCAGGCCAAACCGACTTCAAAGTGCTCGAAGCCCCCATGGGAGACGGCTATACGCAGCGGGCGGCAGACGGTATCAACGGCCGCGTGGACCGGTGGGACCTGACGGCGCGGGGCTTGTGGCTCGACGTCGAGCCCGGAGGCTGCCCGTTCGCCGGGCAGGATGTCAAAGGCATCCACGACTTCGTTTTGCGACACGAAGGTTACAAGGCGTTCGAGTGGACGGCGCCTGACGGCACCGATGCGTTGTGGATCTGCCGGGGCGTGGCCAAGGAATGGGAGACCGCCACTGTGGTTTCTCTGTCGATGACCTTTGAAAGGACCTACATCCCATGAGCCTGTCGGCAGATATCCAAACCTTAGAAGTCGGCTCGGTCGTCACCTTGTTTATTGTCGATGGCAGTGAGGTCGGCGCTGACACGTGGTACTTCCACGGCTATGGCCAAGGGCAGATTTTGTTTCAGGGCGTGGCCTACGACCCGTGGGGAGTCACGGCCTCCGGATTTGAGCGCTCTGGTAGTTCCAACCCATCGCCCAAGATTCGATTGGAGAACGTCGGTGGTTTCATTGGTGCCCTGTGCGAGGCGTACGACGACCTACGCGGCGCCAAAATCACCCGCAAGCAGACCCTGGCCAAGTATCTTGACGGACAGCCCGAGGCCGACCCAAACGAGGAATTCCCGCCAGAAATCTGGTACGTCGAGCAGAAGACCGCCGAAAACCCTGAGTATGTCGAGTTCGAATTATCCAGCGGCCTGTCGATGGAGGGGGTGCAACTGCCCCGTCGCCAGATCATCCAGAACTACTGCCCGTGGCGGTATCGGGGTGCTGAATGCGGGTATATGGGCGGCCCGGTGGCTGATGAGTATGACATCATCACCAGTGACGCCTCGAAGGACAAATGCGGCAAGCGTCTGCAGAGTTGCTTGATGCGCTTTGTACAGTATGACCCCAATCCCGAGTTGCCATTCGGCGGGTTCCCCGCAGCAGGTCTGACGCGATGACTATTGACACCCGCAATATCTCGGCGGCGGCGATCCGCCACGCTATCGAGCAATACCCGAAAGAGTCGTGTGGCCTGATCGTTGATGGCCGCTACGTGCCGTGTCGCAATGACGCCCCGGATAAGGCAGTGAGCCCGGTCAACAACAGCGAGAACCACTTCATCCTGAACCGGGAGGACTACCAGAGTGCGTTGGAGTCTGGCGAAGTTCAGGCGGTTATCCACAGCCACTGCGATTGGCCGTGCAAGGCCAGCGAGGCCGATCTGCAAATGTGTATCGAAAGCGACTTGCCGTGGGGCATCATCGAGATCCGTGGCGGCAACTACGCCGACCATGCGTGGTACTTCCCGGATCAGATCGACGAGGCTCCCCTGATTGGTCGGAGATTCTACCATGGGGTGCATGATTGCCTATCGATCATCCTCGACTACTACAAACGCGAAATGGGGGTCGATCTTGGCACCTACGACCGCGAAGATGGGTGGTGGGACCAAGGCAAAGATTACTACAGAGAATTGCTACCAAAAGCCGGTTTCGAGAAGGTTGACCCGGCAGTCGACGGATACAAAACCGGTGATGTGATCTTGATGCAAATCAGATCCCCCGTCCCAAATCACGCGGCGATTTTCCTCGAAGATGGAACACTTCGCTCAGAAACTTGCGCGGATACCGCCGCTTGTGTTATACTACACCACATGTACGGTCAGCTTTCGCGGCGGGACCTGTACGGTGGTTATTACCAGCAGAAGACGGTGAGTGTTTGGCGATGGCGCAGACCGCAAGCAAGACTATCCTCCTCGGCGGAAGCCTAGGCAGGAAATTCGGTAGAGTACACAAGCTGTTTGTGTCCTGCGCTGCAGAGGCCATTCGGGCCCTCACGGTGCTGTACCCCGAAATGATGCCCAAGCTCCGAGACGGCCATTATATAGTTTTCTCGGGCAAGGGCTCACTCACTCCCGAGCAGTTGCGCGACCCTAGTGGGCAGGATGTTATTCGTATCGTGCCCGTGATCGCTGGTCGCAAGAACGGCGGTCTCTTCACTGTTATTGTTGGGGTGGTGCTTATTGTCGCCGGTTTTTTCACGGGCGGTGCCACGTGGGGGCCCGCGATGATGATCGCAGGTGCTGGATTAGCGATATCCGGTGCGGTGATGATGCTCTCCCCCCAGACCGCCCTCACTGATCCCCTTGACAAGCCGGACAATCAGTCCAGCTATATGTTCAATGGCACCGTGAACACCGAAGCCCAAGGCAATCCAGTGCCGTTGCCATACGGCGAGATTATTTGCGGCAGTGCTGTTATCTCCGGTGGCGTTTACCCTGAGGACCGAGCATGAGAGCGATTGATGTAGCCACCAACGGGGCGAGCCTGCGCGGGTTCAAAGGCGGGTCCGGTGGCAGTCAACGCCAACCAGTAGAATCCCCCGATAGCCTGATCTCCATTGAGCAAGTGCGGATCCTTGATCTGATCGGCGAGGGGGATATTGTCGGGCTTGTGGATGGGGTGAACTCGATCTATCTCGACGAGGCGCCGGGGTCGTCGTACCCCAGTCTGCAGTGGGACTTCCGCCTAGGCACGCAGGATCAGACATTCATGCCGGGTTTCCCGGCCGTCGAATCCGAAATCAACGTCGGCGTCAATCTGCTGGCTACCTCTCCGTACGTCCGCGCAGTAACCAACCTTACCGTTTCTGCGCTTCGAATCAATTTCGCGCTCGGCCGGTTCGCTCAACAGAACCCATCGAACGGCGACACTACCGGCTGCCGAGTCGAGTTCGCTATCGATCTAGCGCAGGGTCTTGGTGAATTCCAAGAGATCAAACGGTCTGCATTCGACGGCAAGACCACCACCGGTTATTCCCGTGGCGTTCGGGTGGACCTTACCTACCCCGCCCCGGCAGGCGGCTGGCGTGTCCGCGTACGCCGAATCACCCCCGACTCGACCAGCAGCAACATTTCCGATGTCGTGACCATCCGGTCCGTGACCGAGATCATCGACTACAAGTTCCGATACCCAAATAGCGCACTGGTCGGGGTCAACTTCGACGCCGAGGCGTTCGGGGGCAAGATCCCGAAACGCTCGTACCACATCAAGGGCCGCATCGTTAGCGTGCCCACCAACTATGACCCGGTGGCCCGCACCTATACTGGTGTGTGGGATGGCTCGTTCAAGCCTGCATGGACCAACAACCCGGTATGGGTGTATTACGACCTGTTGCTGCACCCGCGGTATGGCTTAGGTGATCGCATCAACGCTAATCAGATCGACAAGTGGGGTCTGTATGAGATCTCGCAGTATTGCGACCAGCCGGTCGACGATGGCAAGGGCGGCAAGGAGCCCCGGTTCACCTGCAACATGTTCCTGCAGAAGCAGGCCGACGCCTTGCGGGTAATGCAAGACTTGGCCTCGATCTTCCGGGGCATCACGTATTGGGGTTTGGGGCAGGCGATCGTTTCGGCAGACATGCCACGCGACCCCGTGTACACTTACACTAACGCCAACGTCCGGGGCGGTCGCTTCGACCGGAAGGGTTCGAAGAAAAGCACCGTCTACAGCGTGATTCTGTCGGCGTGGAGCGACCCGGCCGATTTCTACCGCATCAAATACGAATATGTGCAGGATGACGCGCTGGTCGCCAAATACGGCGTCCGCTCGACTACATTGGCGAACATCGGGTGCACCTCGCAGGGTCAGGCCCACCGCGCAGGCAAGTGGGCCCTCCTGTCGAACAAGTACGAAACCAACACCGTCACTTTCAGCGTCGGGCTCGAAGGCATCAAGGCCATGCCGGGTCAGGTGATCCGGATCGTTGACCAACACCGCCAAGGGCGTCGTGTTGGGGGTCGCGTGCGGGACGGAAGCACGACTACCCGCATTCTGGTTGACCTGCTGCCCAACATCAACGTTGCTGTTGGCGACGCATTGGTGCTGAATATGCCGGATGGCACCTCGGCTGTCCGCACCGTGTCGGCGCTGGATCACGAGCAGAACGCGGTCACGGTTGATGCAGCGTTCCCAGCCCTGCCGGTCAGGGGTGCGGTGTGGGCCTATGAGGCAGAAGACCTCAAGAGCGAACTGTATCGGGTGGTGTCGGTCTCCGATGGCTCGACCCCGCTCGAATACACTATCACTGCCTTGACCTACACCGAGGGCAAGCACGAAGCTATTGACTTCGGCACGATTATTTCCTCCCGCCCAACTGTTGCCATTCCGGTAGCGATAGTACCGACCCCCGAAAACGTGCGCCTAAGCACCGACTACAAGCTCGACCAATACCAAGCCGTCACTACCATGACCATCGCATGGGATAAGGTGATCGGTGCCGTCCGCTACGACGTCGAGTGGCGCCGCGACAACGGCGATTGGATCTATGCCGGGCGGGTTGCGTCGACCGAGGTGGATGTTATCGGGATTTACGCGGGTGTGTACAGCGCCCGCGTCCGGGCAATCAACGCCGTTGGGATACTGTCGCAGTGGGCGGAGATTGGCCCTGTCGACTTGGAAGGCAAGACTGACCTACCTCCGGTCCCGGTCAACGTCACCACCACTTCGGAAATCTTTGCGATCCGGCTTGAGTGGGGCTTCCCGACAGGTGCTGAAGATACGGCGTTCACCCAGATCCAGATGGCCACTGGCGCTGGTGGCGAAAACGCCGTAGAAATGGGCCAGTTCTCCTACCCGACATCGATGTATCTGCATTCTGGCATGGCTGCTGGTGTGTATCGCTGGTTCCGCCTGCGTCTGATCGATAAGACGGGCAACGTGGGCGCTTGGACCGACTGGGTGGTGGGACAGTCCAGCGCCGAGGCGACCGAAATCTTGGATTACATCCAAGGGCAAATCACCGAAAGTGAGTTGGGGCAGGAGCTTCTCGGCCGCATCGACTTGATCGATGGTGACGGTCCGGGGTCGATCAACGATCGCCTTAGCGAGGTTAGGACCGATCTCCAAGGGCAGATCGACGACCTCGACATCGCCGTTGCTGAGACCAACACTAACCTTAACGCGATTAATGTTAGTCTGCAAGAACAAATCGACAACATTGCCGAGCTTGCGGACTCGATGCCATATAAGGCAGACAGTACCTACACAGCCGGACAGGCTGTGCTCGGAGCCAACGGTAAGCTATATCAGGCGAACCAAGATGTGCCGATCAACACGCCACCACCCAATGCTACCTATTGGGACGATATCGGTCAGGTGGTCACGCAGGCTGGCGCACTGGCCTCCCGTGTCACCACCGTCGAGACGGCAATCACCACGATCAACGGCGAATTGTCGGCCCAGTCCAGCCGCATCGACGGCCTTCAGACCCAAATCGACGGTAAGGCAAGCAACGCCGCTCTGACCTCCCTGACCTCCCGTGTGACCACGGCGGAGAACACAATCACTTCCCAAGGGCAGGCGCTGACCGCCGTTCAGGGTCAAGTGACGTCGCTCGATGGTCAAGTGACTGCGTTGGGTAGTTCGGTGAGTTCGCTGCAGACGCGGGTAACCGCTGCCGAAGGTAATATCTCGTCGAATAGCACCGCGATCACCGGCCTGCAGAACAGTCTGGTGGGCAAGGCCGACGCGTCTACAGTTACCTCTCTGAGCAACACGGTAACTCAGCAGGGTGCCACGCTGACCGCCCAAGGCAGCCAACTGACCAGCATTCAGACCTCGCTGAACAACATCGGCGGCAACGGCACCAACATGTTGCCCAGCGAGTACAGTTGGCTAGGCGATACCCTGCCGACAATGCTGTCTGCGTTGGTTACGCGCTCGGCCGTGGCCGTTCCTGAGTCTGACTCGGGCTACGGCTACCGCCTCGTGGCCACCGATACGAATATTTTCTCGTATGCGATTTTGGCGCCGGGCAATACACAAGCAAGTTTCAACCTGCGACTGGAGCCGGGTACGTATTTGGTGTCGATGTACATCAAAGGCGATACTAACGGACAGGCTATGGTCAACCTGTACGACGCGGTCACCTCCCGCACGGCGACCATGAGCTACACAACCACCCGGACCCGCGTGACCTTCGTAATCGCTGTGTCGGCGGCGACCAAGGCGGCCATCTACGTCTACCCGAACCGACAAGGCGCAAGTGGTGCCGCCATAACTTTCGATTCTGTGATGATCGAAAGGCGCATCGGCGAGAGCAACACCCCGTCGTCGTTCACCCCCGGCCCGACTGCTACTGCCGCTGCTGCGCTGGCGTCGGCCAACCAGTCGCTGGCTGCGCGAGTCACTGCTGCTGAGGGGACCATTACCTCTCAAGGCAACTCGATAACCTCGCTGCAGAACAGTGTCACCAGTTTAACCTCAACCAAGGCCGATGCCTCTGCCGTAACCGCCCTGAGCAATAGGGTCACGGCGACCGAGGCGTCAATCGCCTCGCAAGCTACGTCGATCACCGAACTGACATCGGTGATTGGCCAGCAGCCAGACAACTTGATTCTTAAGGGTACGTTCGAAGACGGCACCGTTGGTCCGTGGACTGCTGATCCGGTGATCAGCAACGTGTCCGCGCACCCATCATATAGCAAAGCGATCACATTCTACGGTAGTAGTTTCTGCGGGACCACCCGCAACATCACCACTCGCGGCGGTGAAGAATTCGACTGTTCGGCCGATATCTGGAACAACTATATGTCGGCTGGCCAGACCACCCGGTTGCAGATCCAGTTCTACGATAAGAACGTGACCAACCTCGGCTACTTTACGGCGTTCACTGTGGCGGCTGGCACCAACGGGTTCCAGACCTACTCGGGCCGCATCACCGCCCCGGTCGGTGCTGTCACAGCACGCTTTGTGATCCGACACGAGACCAGTGATGGCGTTGGTCGCTCGCTGTGGTGCAACATCGTGGCCCGCAGGGTTACCGCTGCCGACGCGTCCAACGCCAGTGCAACCAGCGCCCTGACCACGCGAGTGACCGCCGCCGAGGGCACGCTTACCTCGCAAAGTTCTGCTGTCACCGCGCTGCAGAGCACTGTCGGCAGTATCGCTGGTAACGGCAGCAACCTGTTGGAAGATACGTACAGCTGGCTGACCAGCACGACCCTACCAACGACGATAAGTTCGTCAGGCGTCACCAAAGCAGGCGTAGCTGTCTCTGATGCCGACTCTGGCTATGGCATCAGCCTCGGCGGTCTGGCCACTTCGGGCAGCTTCCTGATGCTGAGCCCAACCAACAGCACGGCTGGTCGCAATATCAGGATCACCAACGGCACGTATTTGGTGTCGATGTATATTATCGGCAGCGCAGCTGGTTCGATCGCAGCCTCCCTGTTCGGTCCCGGCGGTCGCATATCGGCTAACATCCCGTTCACTACCAGCCGCACTCGCATCACCTTGCCGATCACGGTGACCGATATTGTTGCCGCCGAGGGCGTTCCGGTGTCTCTGACGCTGTATCCGAACCGGACTCAGGTCAGCGGTCTTACTGTAACCATCGACTCGATCATGGTCGAGAAGCGGATTGGCGAAAACAACACCCCGTCGCCTTTTGTAGCGGGCCCATCGGCACGGGCTCTTACCGCTCAGGCTACTGCACTCAACAGCCTGACAACCACCGTTACCCAGCAGGGTAACACCCTGACCGCCCAAGCCCAGTCCATTAGCGGGCTGCAGACCAGTCTGGGGAACACCAACGCACAAGTGTCGACTATGAACACGACGCTTACTACCCTGTCCGGGCAGGCGTCGGCAACCAATACCGTGCGGGTGGGCATAGCGTCGAACGGCACCCGTTACACTGCGGGCTATGGCGTTGGTATTGATAACAATAACGGCGTGGTCCAGTCCACCTTTGCTGTGCTTGCCGATCAGTTCTCGATCATGCATAGCACTAGCGGTGTGATCACCACACCATTCGCGGTCGTAGGCGGCCAAGTCTTCATCAAGGACGCCCTGATCTCTAGCTTGGCCGTCACTAACGCACTGGTCGGCCAGAGCATTTCGTCGCAGAACGTGGCAAGCTGGGCTGGGCTGCCCACCACCGTATTGACCTTCGCTGGTGCTGGTGCTCTGGTATTCCGCCATCCGACTCGGGCGAACACCTATACCACGTATACGACTGACGGCATCGCTTTGGTGGTCGATGGCGTCCTCCGGGTCAGAATGGGGATTTGGTGATTTATGCCTACCGGACTTGAGACCTACGATGCTTCAGGTAATGTGGTCTTCTCTGCCACCGAAAAGTACACTCGGGTGCTGGGCATCATCACCGTGACATCGGCGGGCTCCCTCAGCAACGCTATGCTAGCGACCGGCGTGCCATTCGCGTGCGTAACGATAGTTGGAACTGCAGGTTACAATGGAGTGGCGTTCAATGTCTCGTTCAGCGGCACAACCATGACTTGGAGCGTGCCCAGCAGCCCCCATCCGGGGCAGGTTGTTATGCAGACTACCATCGTCTACGGGGTTAACTGATGCCTACAGGTTTTCAATTGTTCGGGCCGTCCGGGGACCTGTGGGCAGATAGCAACCTCATGCCCGCCGCCCTGATCAAGTCCGGGTATTTGCAGCCCGGACAGAACAGTATATCCGTTTCAGCTTACTCTCCTGTCGTATTTTTTAGGACCGTGGGCGGTAATGCACCATCGATCCCAGGACACTACTACAACCCGGATAATGCCGTTAGACTTGAGAGCCTGACGGTATCCGGCAGCACATGGACCTTCCTTATGGAAGCCAGAGTCAACGCCGCTGCCGGTGGTCAGGTGATTTACTATATCTTCGATTCCAGAGTCACCAATTACGGCAACGCCGGACTCCAAGTATGGGATGAAAGCGGCCGTCTGACCTTCAACAGTAACCATTCTCCGCTGAGGGTAGTCAGTTCGATCAGATCCGTGAACGAGTGGACTGACCCGTACATAGTTGGGTCGTTCACATCAATAGCCCTGCCAAGCGTTGCGGCGTTTTCCCTCGCAACATACCGAAGGGGATTTGTATACCAGAATGACGGCGGCGGTGGCTTCACTGTAGCGTATTTCTATAAAAGCTACGCCGGTATCCCATCGACGGTCAACGGGGTATTCGTGACCGGGGTCTATATCAACGAGGTGGGCGCTGTTGGTAGCGCCGCCGAAGATTCTTTCAGTCATCAGGGCATCCCGATGCTGACGATTGCTGACGTCAGCCGATGTCCCGTGCCATTCGGGTAAATGTGATATGCGCGTTTCAGTCATGACAAAAGGGGAACCAACCATGCCGTACATCGTTATCAACACCAGCAACGACTTCGAACCGACCAAAGGCGTGCGATACGCAACCATCGAACAGGCTGATGCCGTGGCCCGTGAGATCATCAATCGCTCGCCGGGTTCGGTGGTGTTCACCGCTCAGGTGATTGCCGATTATCGGGGTGAGGTCAGCATCACTGTCGAGGAGCCTGCCCCCGTGACCGAGGAGCCTGCTCCCGAGGAACCGCAGGCATGAAAACCCTAAGACAGATCGTTGACGAGGATATCGCTAAGGGGCTGGCCCTCCTACCTTTGGCGATGAGTCGTAACCTTCCTCAGGTGCAGATCCAACTGATCACCACTCACCTACAGGAATCGCCGGGGCAGGATCAGTGCCAGATCACGAACAGCAAAGTGCCCGGCGCGTGTGGTCCGGCGCGGGGTATCTTCCAGTTCGAGAAAGGCGGTGGGGTGGTTGGTGTGCTGACCCACCCGTCGACCAAGGTGGCTGCCGCCGAAGTCTGTCGCCAACTGGGTATCCCGGCCACCGCCGACGCAGTGTATGAGGCACTGCGCACCACCGACGACCAACTCGATGTGGCGTTCGCCCGGATGCTGTATTGGACCGACAAAGACCCGTTGCCGAAATTCGGTGATGTGACCAAGTCGTGGGAATACTACATCCGCAATTGGCGGCCGGGTGCCTTCTCCAACGGCACGCCTGCGGCTCGCACGGCGCTCCGGAAGAAATGGTCGACCAACTACGCAACCGCCCTTGAGGTGCTGCGTTGAACGGAGGATGGGCCGCGTTTGCGGTCCTCCTTTTCGGGGCGGCATGCGCCAGTGGGGGCTATGTGGTGGGGAAGACGGACGCCACCACAGCCCTCCTTGGGGAGCAGGCTAGCGAAAAGGTGGTCGACCTCGGCAAGGTCATCGAGAAACAGACTGAGTTCAGGCAGGAGGAGATGCGCCGTGGTGATGTGGTCGAGAGCGTTTCACGCGAAGCAGATGATCGCGTGGCTGATACGGCTGCTAGTAGCGCTAGTAGCGATTTGGTGGCTGAGCGGCTGCAGCGGGAACTCGACGCAGCTGAGCGCAAGTTTATCGGCTCTCTCGCCACCTGCGATGCCCGCATTGCCGAGCAGGGCAAGGCAGCCGCCGAGGAGTATCGCTTGCTTGCCAACCTGTATCGAGAATCTGACGCAGCAGCGGGAATCCGCGCTAAGGAGGCTGAAGACTACAGAATAGCGGGCGAAGCCTGCGAAGCAATATACGACGGGGTGCGCAACAGCCCCCGCTGACATAGGAGAAACATCGTGGCACAGCCTGACTATGGAGTTGCAGCACCGCTATTGGGCTGGACCGGTATGGGGATCACAATCTCCCCTGACGCTGCTGTCGGTGCAGTATTTGGTGGCTGTTTGTTTTGGGCCATGAACCCGGAAATCAAGGCCACTACTAAAGTGCCCTTGCTGATCGGCTCGTTCGGTGCCGGGTATGCCTTGGGGCTCCCGATGGGAGACGGGGGATGGGCGATGGCCTTCTCACTGGCGGGGGCGACCTTGGGCTACGCGGCCCTTGAGAGCATCCGCTATACCATGAAACCGGGGGTCGAAGTCCCGCCGTGGTTGAACTGGGCGCGGGACGTACTATCCAGCCTCACCCCGTGGCGTGGAGGGTCGAACAAGTGATCGAAACTACACAAATGGCGGCACTGCTTCTGGCGGCCGCAATCCTGATGGGCTACCGGTCTCAAGGGTCCCGCTATCGCGGCGGTGTCTCTTTGGTGTCCGGTGTGGTGACAGGAAGTCTGGCCGCTTGGTTCATGATGCTGTACATCGGCATGGCCAAGCCAGATCCAGTGGGGATGGTCGTAGCTCTTGCGTTCCTAGCTCTTGTGGCATATTGCCGGGGTAACGTTGCGAAGATGCTGGACCTACTCAAGGAGGCGCGGGTCTGGCGACGCTGACAGTCGCGGGTGGCGGCGCTCTCCGGAGTGCCGCTCCGTGCCCGTGGAACGTACCTCCGAGCCCGTGGAACATTCGCCGGGCACAGACGCCCGGACCTAGGTCTCGCGCCTCTCCCGTGGCCTCGTCTTAGATAAACTCCGTATAAGTGAAGGCCCGGATTGACCGGGCCTCGTCGTAGTTAGCGGCAGGATGGGCAGTTGCAGAGTGGATCATCGAGGTCGTGGCTGATGTGCTCGCCATTGGCGTTGAAGCCTGTTACCAAACAGTAGCCGTTAGCGTCGATGCCGTTGGCGCCCCAACCCAAAGGCGGGGCGATACCGTGATACTCAGGCTCGCCGGTCGAAGTCGCATCAACCACCCGCGCCGGGCGTAATTCGCTCAGCATCAGAGCATTCGACACGATGGCGTCCCAATGGGTGGCGCCGTGCTCGCTGTCTGGCACAAACACCTCGCCGTCTTGCAATGCCTGCACGTGGCGCAGCAGGCTGTCGATAATCTCGCCTTGCGGCATGCCCTTCTTGAAATTACCCCGGCCGTACTTCTTATTGCCGTCGCGCATCGCCAGAGTGACCCCGGCCAGTGCCCTCGGGTAGTCGAAGATCAAACTCAATTGGGGCTTGCCGGATCCGTTTCCGTCCCGGCGAGCACGAGGCGCATCCAGATCTCCCAGTCCACCTTGCCCTGCCAAGTCCACGCCGCTTGCTTGTGCCATGCTTCAAAACTCCGTTCGTGAATAAGAGCCCGGCTACGATTGCCGGGGATCAAAAGATAGATGGGACCGTCCACGCTGTCGAATCGGGCGAAAATCCAACAGTTGCCCTTGGCCTTGATCCGCTGCTGCATCCACGCGTTCTGGTTGGCGCGGAGGATGAACCCACCCCGTTTAGGGTCGTAGATCTTCAACTCGATATCAGCGACCACGCCTTCTAGACACCAATTGACGTCCGGGCGGCCCTGCGAAGTGGCGTGGGACTCGATACGATCCCAATGTCCGATGTGACCCACGGCCTCGCGGGTGGTGCGCCAGAGCTTAGCTTCACTCATATCTCATATTCCGCATTGCGTATTTCGTGGTACAACTGGGCTGCGTGGCTGCCGACATCGCCCTGCTCGCTGAAGTAGCGGTTGGCGCAGTTCCAGATGTCTTGGAACACCGCATCAGCGTGGCGCCCTACCCGATTCTCGTCAAGGAACAGTAGAGAATCGAGGTAGTCAGCGCACTTGAGAATCACCACCACTGTCGGCGGCAAGCCCAACAGCTGTGGGATCGGATCGTACTTGGCCAGCAGCGCCTCAAACGACGGCCCGAAGTGGTGGCGCAGTTCTTTTTTAAACGGCGTAGGAATATCGCCTGTCTTGCACTCTCCGGCGTCGTGCACCAGAGCGGCGGCCATCACTCGCAGGGAGATATCCTCAGGCAGGCCCATCCGACGACAGATCTCTTGCGTCAAGATCGCTACATTGTGTTGATGCTCGGCGTTGGTCTGCTGCCGGGCCGTGTTCACGATGTGCCACCGCTTGATCGTCCCCGCCCTCAGGATGTCTTGCAATTTTAACATGTTTAAGCAACCCCTGTGCGTTGACTTCCCATTTACGGTGATTCTTGTTGATGTCCATCTTATGGGCGATGATCCTTGCTAGATCGAAGCCCAACTCATGCGTAAGGTCTACTAGGAGGATGGCCAGATCGGCCATTTCCCAAGCGTCGAGCGGGCGATCCATCAACTCACGAAACTCTTCCCCGAGCTTCGCAAGTATCTGGTCACGGGTGCGAGTCGGGTATACCTCATCGCACCACTCGACGACGCCTTTCGTGATCTCTCGGAGATCGTACTTGACGTCAATGCCCATATCAGCCCCGTACGCAGGCGCGCTTGAAGGTGCAAACATCTTCGAACGCCGGACCCTGACCGATATAGGTCACGGGAACCCCGGTGTGGGTTTCGATCTGGCTGGCCAGCCCCATCCAGTCCGGGTCGGTCATGTAGTTGGTGAAGTTAAGGAAGATCTCGTCAGGGCAGCACCAGAACGCCGCCTCTTGGATCTGCTGCATCGAGAAGGTGAACACCCGGCGCTTGCGGCCAGTCACGGTAGTGAACTCATCGGCCTGACCGATAGCCTCGAACGAGGTCTCGACTTGATCTGGGTAATGGCCGCCGCTGAACCCATCAGGCGTGTTGCCGACACGGATTGGATAGGTGCGGGCGGTGCCGATGACGCGGGCCAGCATGCCGACCGGAATACCCATGTCGGACAGGAAGCGGGATGGGCTGCAGTCACGGCTGGTGCAGTACGGGTAGAAACCGGCGTTGATGCCGAGACTGTGGCCTTGACTGCCTTCGGCCAGAACCTTTTTCGACCAGCGCAGGATCTTTTCCCACTCGCCCGGCTCGGCGATGGCAGAGCGGAACCACTCGGGCAGTGGGGCCCCATCCTCGTCAGCGCCTTGTGCTGCGATGTTGGCAGCGGTGCTGGCGTCGGCAGTACGCATCATCTTCTCG